TAGCCTTCTTCTTCAGCATCCGTACGTTCGTCCTCTTTCAAGTCCTCTTTTTCGTCCTTCATACCGTCCTTGTAGCCTTCTTCTTCAGCGTCTGTACGAGCATTTTCTTTAAGATCTTCATCTTTTTCTAACTCTGCTAAAATTTCGTCTAAGTCCATTTCTTCTTCCTCTTTGATTTTACGCATTTTTTCAGTTTCAGTCTCAGCCTTATTATCAGACTTACGATCGTCACCTTCGCGCTTTTCCTTTTTGGTCATGTACTCTTTCTTTTCTGAAATTTCATCATCTTTTGCTTCATCTACATCATCATAAGCTTCATTCACTTCTTCGTCTTTTTCCATTTCTTCTAGTTTACTAGCAAACATGGCTTGAACTTGAGGTGAGAAAGCTTCTTCTAATGCGACTTTAGCATTTGCTATTGCAGATTCTTTGACTGCTTTAGCATCGGCGATAGCCTCTTGTAAAAAGTTTCTATTCATTTTCCTAAATTTTTTGTTGGGAAACTACGTTTATTAAGAAACGTAATGGGGGTTATAATAAAAAATTATTGATGTCATATGAGAAATGACATATTATCAATTATACGTATATGCAAAGGTATAAAAGTCGAAAAGGCGCATCAAAAAAATGAGTGCGCCTCTTCTAGGAATCAGGGGTTGTATTGTTAAGCTATAATATAGGGCAATGTCCGTATGAACATAATATTTCACCTAATATATTATTTACGTTTTTATATTTATCTTGTGATTTAAATTCTTTATTTTCTCTTACTAAATGCATAAATGAGTCTGGGTTAGATGGTGTTGAGACAAAATCCCAACATAATAATTCAAAGTCATCTTGAACTTCCATTAATTCACCTTTTTGTTCTAATGAACCCATTCCTCTTGAAGACACACCTACTGTAATCCCACTTTCAACTAATGCTTTGAGTATATTACCATTTGGTGTAGGTAAAATTTCTATTTTACCCATTACATTATCTCCATCCCACCACATTTCAGAAATATTATGTGATACATTCTGTAAATTTATTACTGAGGATTCTGGGTGGTCTAATTCTCCCATTGCTCTATTTTCATCAACTAATACTCTATATTTGTCAATTTCTCTATCCCACAATTCTTTAGAATAATACCTACCATTACCGTTTTTTACTTCAGCAGTAGCTAATATTCCTTCAACTAAGGGTAAACCTCGTTTTGAGCGTGATTCATTTAAAATGACTCCCTTAGGTTTAAATACGTGTGTTTCTATTAGTAATTGACTCATAATATGTTTTATGCAGTTCTAAATTTTGATAATCCTGAATATGATTCTTTATTATCGTTTGAATTTTCGTTTGAATTTTCGTTAGATCCTTCATTACTGTTAGCATTACTTTCTTCATTTCTTGGTGCCCAATCAGCATCTTGACCATTTTGTCTTTTCCATGCTTCAGGATCCATTTCAGTAACTACTTTTTTGTATGATTTACCACACATCTTTTCATACATTTTCTCCATGCCCGCTTTTTTCTTTTCAAGAACTTTTACTTCACGTTGCATTTCTTTCATTTTTTTCTTATCTACTAATTCAGATAAACTTTCATCTTCGGATACCATAGAAATTCTATCATTTTTACTTTCAATGATTTCATCTAAGGCATTAATTTGTAACTCAAGAGTAGCAATTCTACCATTATTTTCAATCTCGGCTAATTTGCTATCTGTTGTTTCTTTTTTTACTTTCTTTTTTACTTTTGCCTTTGGTTTTTCACCTAAAGGACTATTTTCTAATAAGTTTAATAATGATATCATTTTGTTTTCTTTAATTTCTAAATAACCAGTACCTACTTCACCTTCTGGGAAGTCTTTTTTTGTAGCTTCACCATATCCACCACCAACACCCGGATCTTTAACCATTTTACCTTTACCTAAAGCGGGTGCATCTTCAGTATATCCTATCCCTTTAATGCCAAATTGAGCTTCCTCAATATAATATAGGGGGTTTTTATCAATATTTTTAATAACTAAATCTATTAATTCTTCCTTAGTTTTGTCTTTATTAGATACACAAGTAAGTTCTGTAAAATATCCTTGACGAAATTGCTCACCAGATACATTATTAAGCATTTTATCATCTTTATAATCGTATCCTTTATCAGGTGCTTGTAAATCAGTTACTCCTTTTGTTACCTTTTTTTCTATAGCTTTAGCTTCTTCCTCAGAGATTAAGTTCATGTTGTCATCAAAAAGTTTAAACCAGTCTGGTTTTTTAGTGTTTCCTGTTCCTACATAAAGGTTTTCAGCTATAATGCTTCTACCAATTAGAGCAGATGATGCTTCATCAAATCCTGCAGCATTACGTACTAAATTAGGATATTTAGCTTTAACTTCTTTAAGGAAAATATGCTTACTGCCTTTTCCCTTTTTAATTTGGTTGTATTGTTCTTGTAATGTTTTCATTTATTCTCCTTTTAATAAGTCTTTTATATCTTTTATATAATCTAATACTAGATCTGTTGGTTTTATAACTGAAAATGATGTAGGGTTTTCTGTGTAATAATCCCCTGTTTCATTTTTAGCATTGCTTAACATCTTATAAATATCATTAAGTTGTTGTTCAATTACATCAAAAGCAGCTATTCTTTCTTGTTGGAATGATTTTACATCATCAGCTTCAAATAACTGCTTAACTTCTAAACCAGATCCTTTTATTTTCTTAGGTACTAAACTATATTTAAATTGTTTTACGTATGCATTATCTTTTACTCCTTCTGGACCTGCTTTAGGTCCTGGGCCTAATGTTGCTCCAATATCCTCTTTTACTAGTTTTACTCTATTGCTAGGAAATATTTTAACTGTACTACCATCAAAACGAACTGTCGTTTTATCCCCTTCTACCTTTTCAACTGATCCAGTACCATACATTTTACCATCTTTATCGTAAACATGTACTAGTTGTAATGCTTCTTTTTGCACTGCTTTTTTAGCTTTTTTAAAAGCATATGGGGTTGCATATTGCATTCCTGTACCCGGGGTAAATGAAGCAGCACCTGCTCCACCGCCAGTTGTAGACATTTCCTCTAATTCTTCTTTAGTAAGTTGAGATTTTAATTGAGCATAAAATGCTGGGTATTCTTTTCTTAAATGAGTTCTAAATCTATTAAATTCTCTTTTTAATTCATTAGATATATCTCTTAATATCTCATCATCTCTTACAGATTCACCTTTAACTAATTCATTAGCAGCATCCCTAGTTGCTTTTAATTGTTTGATTAATACTGAAAATGAAGGCAATTTAACTATTTTATGTGAAATTCCACCTCCTTCAGATTCATAATCAGCATCTGTTTTAAAATAAGTATCACCATCATCAGATATAAAATCTCTATCATCCCAAGGACCATATCTATCTTCAATCCAAGTTATTAATTTTGGATCAATATCTTTTCTTTTAACTTCTTTTATCAAGCCAATTATTTTTTCTACTATGCTATCCATTTGATTTTGTTAATTCTTCTATTAATGAATGGTATTGTAACAAATCAACTAAGTGATCACTTTTAATGGTTGTTTTTTTATTTAACTCACTAATCAAAGAATTAACTTCATTTAATTTAATCTTAATTACTTTACTTTCTGTTTTAGCAATTTGAGATTTAATTGATTCTTTAATAAAAAGAACTTCTTTATTATAAAATTCTTTTAATGATGGTGTGTTATCTACAGACTCAATAAATTCTTTAAGAATATTCTTTTGTCTAGGGTTTAATGTTGAGTATTTATCATTAAATTTTTCTAGTAATACATAATATGTTAATGTACGAATATCTTTATCTTGAGATTTAAACTCTTCAATTACATCTTCTTTAACATTATCTCTATTTATATCTTTAGATGTTAAATATTCTAATAGTGTAACTTTATTATCTATAATTTGATTTGGGTCTATTAATTTTTCTGTGTTGTATGTTTCTAATAAAGTATACAATGAAGCCTGTGCTTTATAATCATTAAGTTTTGTTTTAAATAAATCTTCAACATTATAGTGAGCTTTAAGTTCTTTTATAAGATTGTATTTTTCTTTTCTAATCCTAGTTCTATTAAGTCTTTTTGAAGATTCTAATATGGTATCTAAAACTGTACTAGCTCTAGTACTATCTAGATTTTTAGATTTAAATATAGTTTCATACAATTTATATTCTTTCCCTAACTCAGTATTTACAAAGTGGGATTTTAGAATGTTAATAGCTGGTGAATCTTTTCCTGACAGGGTTTCTGATGTAATTTTTCTTACTATTACCTCGAATAAAATGCCTGTATTCCTGAATTTTGAATGTTTTATATACATCAATCAATATTTTTTTATAAATATACTAAAATTATTGTTCCTTAATATTTGACTCGTCAAGAAGCGAACTTTTTGCGGGTTTATCTTCAAATACTAACTTTTTACCTGTAGGGATAGATTTTAACATGGATTGATGCTTTGCAAAGTGGCTATTATTTTCTAAAGCCATACCACTTTTATTTGTATCATTATAATCCTTTTTTATACCTTTAGCACCTAATCTATCTTTACCAAAATTATCATCTTGTGTGTTTCTTTTAGAAGCTTTTTCTTTTGGTCTACCTAATACATCTTTATCTCCATCTTTATCATATGTTTCAGGTTTAGGAACATCACCTGGGTTTGAATACATTCTACCCTTACCATATAGTGAAGCTAAATCATGAGGTGTACCATATGATTTGCCAGTTTCAACAGGATCATTACCTTCTGCTTCTATTTGGTCTATTCTAAATTTACGTTTAGCATCTTCTCTAATCAAATCTCTAAAATCATCATATTGGTCTTCACTTAAATGGAATAAATGGTCGTAAATGAAATCAGAAGGAAATAAATTAGTTTCAGTCATTTGAGCTGCTAAATCCATTTTTTCTTTCATTAATGCTACCCTTTCTTGATCATATATAATTGATGGGGTAGTTAATGATAATTCAAAATTAGCTAATTGTTCATCTCTATAGCCCTGAGTGTATAAATGGACTAATCCTATTTTATATAATTCTGATACTATAATTCTTTGTATTCTTTCAATAGTACGTGCAAATCTAATATCTTGAGCTGCTAGTGTTGCTTTACCATCCGTATTTTCATCATACCCTAAAAATGCTTTTGGTACTTTTAAGGCAGCAAATAATTTATCTCTTAAATATTCAACATCAGCAATCCCATCCCATTGTAACCCGTTTGCACTTTCAATTTTAGTACTTGAATCATTACCTCTAACAGGAATATAATAATCTTCTAAAAGGTTTTGCATGTTGTATCTTAAGTTATACTCTCCAGTTTTCTCATCTACGTGAGGAGTACGTTTAAGTTTACTTAATGTTTTTTCCATAAAGGCATCTACCTCATTTGGAGGAATTGACCCAACATTCATATAAAAGATACGTTTTTCAGGTGCACGAACAATTCTATGAATTAACATAGCATCTTCCATTAAAACATACTGTTTAAATAATTTACGAGCAGGCTCTATATATGATCTACCATAAGGTAAAAAGTTCATATCTGTTAATAGACGAAAATGAGCCATTTCATAGTTGTCAAATATAATAGAGCGGGAATTATTAACTCCCGCATTTGGTACACTCATCATACCATAATCTGATGCTGATACTCCTTCTGGGTCAAATCTAAATTTAACTTCAGTTGGGTTTTCACCATCTCCCTCCATTCTTTCAATATGGAAAGCAGTATAAGGTATTACATTATATACTCCATACTTTTCAGCTATTTCTAATTTTAAGAAAAAATCTCCATATTTAGCTAAATTTCTAACCCAAGGCCAAAGATTAAATTCAATATTTAAAACATCATAAAATAAATTATATAATATTTTTTGGATGTCTTCATCAGAAGATTTAATTTGTAGCACTTCACCCATATCATTTTTAAGGGTAGACTCATCAGCTATAATATCTAAAGCAGATGCAACAATAGCATCTGTATCCATTGCATCATATTCTGAGTATAGCATAGGTCTTAAATACTGGTAGTTAAAACCAGCTTGTTGACCATATAGTGATGTTGAAGAATTTGAATAGATTCTATTAAATCTATCTACTAGTGTGTTTGTTTCAATTTCTCCACTTTGCTGGATTTTGTTAACATCGAAAACTTTAAGTTGGCTGCCCCCTACATTACGAATTATTACGTCTGTAGAAAATAACCTTCTTAATCTTGGGAATAAACCTGTATCTGCCATTTTATTTATTTATAAATATTATAATAACCATCCTATATCATGAGACTTACCATTTATTTTCATCTCATATGGATTTTCAATTGAATTGTTTGCTGAATGTCCTCCACTATATGTTACTTTATTAGATTTTACACTACCTAATGTTGCCCTTGTCATATCTAAACTCTGCTGTTGGAATTTTAATGATGTGTCTCGTAGAAACATACCAATCCCAAATGACATAACCAAGTCATCGTTATAACCAGTTTGAGCTTCTGGTCTTCCGTTTTTCCAGATAAATACCTTCATTTCTTCTATTAAACGTTTTGACCTAATTACCACAGATTTATCTCCTACAAATTCTCTAAATTTATTAATACAAAGAGGTCTTGTTCTCATTGACATTGTAAACCCAGGTACCATCTCTGAATTTCCTTCAAATACTCTTAAAAATGACTCAGCCGTTAAGGCATCGGATTTGGGGGATTGGTATAAATTTTTATATCCTCTTTCTTGTATCGCATCTAAGGTTGCCCACCCTATATTAGCATTTTCTACTACTAACATAGCATTATTATATTCTGTAGATAAACCTGTTAAAAAATATCCAAATTCTTTAGGGGGCATTTGTCCTTTATATTCTGCTACTTGTGTATTTGTAGCTATATCCATTACATGGCAGGCTGAATAATCTTTACCATCACCCCGTGCAACATCTGCTACAACCATATATTCTCTAGAATAATCAGCAGATTCCCAAACCCATAAATTTTGGTCTACTCCTCTTCTTTCCATAGGCTCTTTAATAGTAGTTTCATTTAAAAACTCAATCCATTCATTGTAAAATACAATATCACCTGATGTACTAAAATCACAATCACACTCTTGAGCTGCCATTCTAGGATCTCCTAATAATTCATTTTGGTTATCTCTCCACTCCTGGTTTCTTTCAGGGTGGACAAACCAAGGTAATTTAATAGGTATAAATTGATTTTCATTAGCTTCTGCATTAACCCAAGTTTTATGGAACCAATTTCCGGTACCATAGGGAGTACTTAATACTATAGCACCCCCACCAGTTGCTAGTGTTTGTTGAGCTGATGCCCAAATCTCACCAATATTATCAATAAAGGCTGCTTCATCTATTAATAGTAAAGATACTGCTTCTGATCTACCAGCATCACTACTAGCTGATGTTGCCTTAATTATAGATCCATTATTTAATCTAAGTGATAGTTTGTTATTTTCTTCTGCTTTTATAGATAACCATGATGGTAAATTGTCATACATGAATTTTACCTTAGTAACCATGTTACGCGCTGTTTCTTGTTTAGTCGCTATACATAACACGTTTTTATCCTTATGAAACAACATTAACCATAAAGAATAACCGGCTGATAGGGTTGATATTCCTAATTGTCTTGACTTTAATATTATTGAATAAGGATTATCTCTAACTAAATGTAAAGTTTTTTCTTGAAAAGGATATAAATTAAACTGGATTCTACCTCTTTGAGGGTGTTGAATAAAACAGTATTTTTTCATAAAATGAGCTGGGTCTTGAGCACATTTCATATATTCTTGTCTTATTATTTTTTTTAAATCTTCAGCCATTTATTTTTTACCTATTTTCATATAATAACTACCTGATATAATAGGTTCAAAGTTTTCATTAACACCTATCCCTAAACCATATATGTTTTTTCTTTTTGATTTGTATAATATTCCCCCACCTAAATAATTAATTTGTGATGATCTACCTGCTATATTTAAACCCCAATAAAATTCTCTATTATTTAAATAAATCTCTTGAGTTAGTGTTTTTGTAGGGATTAGTATATCTGATTTTATTTGTCTTGAAAATATTCTATTTTGGGAAATTGTATCTGTTACAGTTACAACCCCTAAAGAATCCAATACAATTTTATCTACATAAACATTTTTGGCATAGTATTCTTTTAATACTTCTAATGTATCTATAGGAGTATTTATTATAATAGTATCATTTTCATATACTGTTACTATTTTTTCTACCCATTTAGGTACATATTCTATCTTGTTAATAGTAATAGTATCCCATTTAGTTTCAACCTTTGTTATAATCGTAGGTTCAATAATAGTTGGATCAGAAGTACAACTCCTTTGTAATAAAAGGAGTACAACTAAAACTACAATAAGTAGAAATTGGATATTTTTAAAGAAGACCTTCAAGTTCTTTTTTAATTTTAGTTAATTCTCTTAGACGATCCGTAAGTTTTTGTTTTTCAGAACCTTCAGCATTTTTCCACTTTTTTACTACTTTTTTCATTTCAGCAGATGTTTGTTGAAGTTTTGATGCTAATTTAGATACTGAGTCTCCTTTTTTAGCTCCTTTTATAGCTTTCTTATCCATTACATCCTCATCATCTTCATCTTCTTCTTTCATAAGGTCTTGAGTTTTTTCTAATTCCTTATTTAGGTCAGCCTGTGCATCGGCTTTAGCACTAATTTCATCTGCAGATTCTGCTTCTAATAGTTCAAGGATTTCTTCTTTAATTGATGCTTTTAATTCTGATTTCTTCATTAGAGTATTTTTGTTATAAATATCACAAAGAAATTGACTGTTTAACTAACTTTATACGTTCCTCTGTTGAACCTTTTATTTCAATTAAGTTTTTTATCTTATGTCTGTACTTAATAATTAAAAGCTGTATGTTTTGGTCAATTAATTTTCTATATTCAGCATTAGTTTCTCTAACACCATTATTTTCTATATCAACACCTTCAGGTGAAACATAAAATATATAATCATATTCATCTAACATATTACTAGCAAATGAGCAAAAATCATCTGCTTCCATGTAATTCATAGACTTAGAACATTTAGCAAACGCCATCACATCAATAATAGTTCTATCTGTTATAATATTATTTTGCATTAGTTCACTAGCTCTTTCAGCTAAAAATACAGACTGGCCTTTTACGGTACTATCTGTGTTTAATGGGATTCCCATTTCCATAAGATATTTAGAACGTTCTGTTCTAAATTTATAATTTTTTAATTCTGGTAGTTCAGATAAAGCATTAACTAAAGTTGTTTTACCTACTGACATTGTTCCACAAAAACCTATTTTCATAACTTATTTATTTTATTTCCAAATATAAATAAAACTTTGATGATATCCAACTTCAACAAAGTGATTATTATATCCTTTTGATATTATTGATTTTGCAAATTCTAATCTTTTTTTATCTCTATCTTCTGGTGAAATTGTAGTATCCTCATGATATTCAATAAAAATTTTTGAAATTTTATCATATATAGCTTTTGGAATTTGGGGTAAAATTTTAATTTCATGTCCCTCAATATCAACTTTCATATAATCAATATGTGTAATTTTATTAGAATACATAAAATTTTCTAAAGTAATACAAGGACGTGAAACATTATCCCACCAATCAGGCCATTTGGGTATGTCTATTTCTCCATCATAGTCTGCAATTGCTAAATTAAAATTCTCCCATTTATCTGATTTATTCATTTCTAATGCCTCGTATACTCCTGGGTCAGGTTCAATGCAATATAATTTAGAGGCCCCTGATAATTCTGCTCTTAAAGCTGATAGTCCTATATTTGCTCCTAAATCTAAATAAACATCACCGGGTTGAACACCAGGTCCATATTTATTTAACTCATCATGGATTAAATTCCCCCAAGCCATAGCACCTTCCCAGCCATAATTAATACCTACATCTTGATGTCCTTTACTAACATCCCAGCTTGACATATCTATTAATTTTCCATCTTTTGTATAAAATTGTTTACCGTTTCTTATCATTATATACTATATCTTTCTGTGCCCAACATTATTTTTAATACGTTTTCGGGGATTGCTGATTCTACATAGGGATCTAACTTAGCTATTGCTTGAGTAACATCTTGTGCTATAATCGGCACTGTTTTAATTGTTCCTCTATCAACATATCTACACTCATATAATAAATTATCTTTTATTTTAGATAAACCCAATAATTTTATTTCTAATATCGCTGTATTTATGTTTATTTCCTGTAAAGAAGCTGCTAATTCTTGGTCTTCCTGTTTATATTTTTTTCTAATACTCATAATTAAAATGGTAAGTTTTTTGGATCTAACTGTGAAGATCCCATTCCTATTCTATAACTATCACTATCAAAGTGCTGTGTTGATACTTCAAATATACAACTTCCTTCTTCGAGAGCCAACATTTGGTGAGGCTGTCCTGGCATTAAATGTATACAATCTCCTTCTGTTACTTCAATTGATTTATACTCAGCATCCTCAGTATCAATATATTTGTACAAAAATTTTCCTTTAGAGATGTACCATGCTTCATCTTTTAATAAATGATAATGCATTGAAAATGATTTATCCTTTTTAAATACTAATAACTTACCGCAATAGAATTCATTATTAATTATCCATAACTCATGACCCCATGCTTTTTCATGAATTTCTCCTTTATAAGGCATTGCTTCTAATGTGTGGTCTCTCATATTAATGTCTTGATGTTCCCTTCCCAGCTGATGTTTTGTACCAAGGTAAACCTTCTCTTTCCTTCATTATATCCTTAAACTCTTCCTCAGAATATTCAATCCCACTTAAAAAGTATCCCCTTTTAAACTCTGATTGTTTATTGATAGGTACTATTGCTGGTGAATCGTATCTGTGATGTTTAAAATGTTCTTCACCTTCTAATCTAATTAAATAATGTCTAGCTCCTTTATATTTAATTACTTTTTCTTCATAAAATTTACTGCTCATAATTTTTATTTATTTAATTTATTAGTATTTTTTTTAGGCATTGTTAATCCTCCTATAGTATGTATTTTATTATCTTCTTCAGACCAAGGTCCAGGTTTATCAGCCCATTCTAAAAAATCATTTATTTCTTTTTGGTCATTTACAATTTGTTCTGCTACTAATGTNCCTTGAGCACCTGATACTGTNATNCCTCTTGCACTTAAAGCATCACCTACAAAATGTACATTAGGGTATGTAGTTAAACTTAAATCATTATAGTTAACTAATGGTTCAGGTGACAAATATTTTACTTCAGGTACATAAATACCCCAATCATCTTTAAGTGTTGGGAATACTTTTTTCATATCTTCAATAAAATCTTCTATGTAATCATAATAACCTTGAAATGCATCTTTAACTTGATCTAATGATTTAATAGGCATAGCATCAACTTTTATACCTTCACTTGTCATTCCTGCTTCACGAGTAGGTGAATAATATAAACCTGTATGAGTCTTACGAGCAAATCTACCTTGGCCTTTACTATTATCAAACCAAGTTTCATTTACAGCTTTAACTAATTCTCTTGACCAGGTAAAAGGTTCATCAATACCTTGAATTTCCATTAATATGCCAAAATTGGTCATATTGTTTCTATGTTCTTCTCCTTTTTTAGCGTGTCCATTGTAGCTAACATCCCCATACGTTTGCTCAACGGCAACATAAGCTGCGTTGTTGTTAGTACAGAATGAACGTAATGATACTCCTTTGTCTTCGAATTTACGATACAATTTGAAATCATAGCTTACATCAATAAGTTTTTGAAAGTGTTTTTGTGGTGCTTCAAATCGGACACCAATTTGTACTGGTTTTGGTTCAGTTGGTAGTTCATATTTTTCAGCTAATTGTTTACCAAAGTCAATACCTGATTTACCTACACCAAATATTAGACGGTCATATTCAAATGTATGTGTTAGATCAGATTGTAGTACTATTACAGTTCCTGTTTGGTTTTCAAAATCAATTGAAGTTACCTTAGCTTCCCATTCAAATTTAACACCTTTAGATACTAGATAATCATACCAATTTTTTCCAATTTCGTGTAGGTAATCTGTACCAACGTGCCATACAGGGAATAAACGTAAACCAAAATAGGGTTTAATAAAATCTGGTTCTGCAATTGGATTTGAACATTGTACTTCCTCTGGTTTGGGGTGGAAACGTTTAAAATTATCTATCACCTGATCAAATAATTCCATTGCTTTTTCTTCCCCACAATATTTAGATAATTGTCCTCCAATTGAAGTATGGTAAGTTAATTTACCATCAGACCAACCTCCTGCACCTAAAAATCCTGTCATTACTTCTTCATAGGGTCTTAAATAAGGGTCTTTACCCATATCAATAATGGTAATTTTACCATTATAACCTTCATCTACTAGCTTAGTAGCAGCATTTACATTTGCTACCCCGGCTCCAACCATTACTATGTTTTTATTCATCTAGACTTAAATTTTATTTGTTATTAATATACGAAAAAAAAATGTGACCTCCAAATGGAGGCCACAGATCTCTAAATTTATTTTTATATAATCGCTCGGCTATGAATCGAGCTGTAAGTTTATTGTATTATGGTTGGGGTTCTGTTGCAAATGCTAGTGCATCATTTTTTAAAATTCCATACCCTGATAGTAATAAAACACCAGCAGCTAATTCATCGGAAGTTGAAGGAACTACAGTTCCTATACTTCCCGCTCCACCAACTTCTCCAATTTTTATACCTAATATTTTACTAACAAATTGACCTAAAGTACCGGTAGCAACATCCCAATGTACTCTTCCACCTGCATCGTTTGTATTTAATCCTAAGGGTTCGTTTCCAGCAACTATTACATTATAATGATCTGTACTTGGAATAACTTGTCCTGGAAGTTTTGAAACTGTTAATGGGTTGGCATTTCCTCTAAATCCTATTTGAGCAAAATTATTTGACCAATCAGATGGAGATAAAGTGCCCCCCTGGCTTACATATTCATCAAGGTCAACTGCTCCTATTGCAAATCTACTTTTTCCTACAGGAAAAGTAGTTGGGAGACCATCTGCGGGGCCTTGGAATTGGGAATTAGTACCTGCTTGTATAGGTGCTGATCCACACATTTCATTATCTATATTAAGGCTACCTCCTATAGAAGAATTATTTAGAAAATTTGGTGTGTCTATTACAAAATTTTGTTCTTGGTCTACTGTGTATAGTCCTGAATTATCATTAAAATTACACCAAAGGCCTATCCCCGTGCCAGTTTGAAAGTCTGCTCCATCTACGTACAATCCACTAAATATGTGATATTTCATGTTTTATTATTTTTTATTATAAATATATTATTTTAATTAATAATCATAATCATCATCATAATCATCATAATCTTCTTCTTCATATGTATCGTCTTCAAATTCAGCTTCATAATCAAACATATCACCTACTGTATTAGGGGTGTATTTACCTTGTTTAGCTTCAATATGAGATAAAATATGCTCTAAAGCATCCTCAATAGTTTCTTCATAATTAGTTCCATTTCTAAATATCATATTCATTGCTGATCTTACACCTGTGTTAGCATTAACCAAAAATGAATGAGCTGGTCCTGCTGTTTCAGTACCATATCCTGTATGGTATTCATCTCCATCATTATAATAACGATAAACAATTCTATTAATAGCTCTTAACATTTCACCTTCCATAGTATCTGATTTGCCAGATCCTGCTACTAATTTATCATAAAGAGGTTGATTTCTATCTTCTAAGGCTTTACCTACGAATTCATTTAGTAGCTTACCTTCAGCTAAATATTTTGTTAAATCGAAGTTATTCATTTATTTTAATTTATTTTGTCCTCACGTAAAAAGCTTCCTGGAATGTCATCTTCACCACTGAATGTATCAGGGTGTTTAGATATTAATTCGCTTTCCATAGCTTTTATAAGTTTTACATAATCTTCTTTTTTAGCTTTTTCTACTTTTTCAGCATACTTGTTAAATATAGCAGCACCCACTTTTGAGTCTGGGTGTTTTGCTTCGTCTCTAAGTTTTTGAGCTAATACGTTTTCGTATAAGCGACCTTCAGCTAAATATTTTTTATAATCGAAATTTTCCATTTTATTTAACAATTACAACAAGTACAACTACATGAAGTACCGCACTTACATATTTGACAATCACATTTGTTCATTTTTATATATTTTAAGTTTTAAACTTCCAGTGCCTTTGATTACTCTATGCCACTGATGTCGAGGTATAAATATACGTTCCTGAAGGGAAGATGGAAGGGAATTATCAAGTTGTAAACTCCAATCAGTTTCTCCTATAATTTCAACTACTCTGTCTTCATCATCACGATGCCAAAGTAATTCTATAGGATCAATTGATTCATTAAATTGTCTTAGAATATAATTATCTGTAACTTCTAAGTCAATATATGGTTTACCAGAATCCAGAAAAGCTTGATTTGAGTCCGAGTAATTTTGCATATCTAGGTAATCTACAACTCCAATAACCTGCTTTAGTTCTGTCTTTTTTAGTTGAACATTTGTGTCTTTTTGCAAATGCTGCGCGGGCCTTAGAGTCATTTATTTTTGCTCTTAAACCACCAGATCCAAATCTAACGGTTTTAATCTTTTTAGTTTTAGGATCCTTAACGTATACTTTGTAAGCTTTTCCACCTGAAGATGAACGCATTGGTTTTCCTATTGGTCTATTATCTTTTTTCTTAGCTTTTTTCTTTTTAGCTTCATCTAAACTACCAGCTTGTAATCTAACAAAACCATTATCTTTTAACCATTTAGCTGCTTCTTTAGCATTAGAAGCTTCTCCATCATAATTATCAGTTTGGAAATAATAACCCTCTGGTGTCTTATAAACATCTACCATGCCATCAGGACCATCAAAAATTGCAATATGGTTAGGAGAATTAAATGTTCCTTCATTTATATCAAAATGACTGCTAAGATTATTTTTAAATATATCAAAATCACTTCTATCAAAAGCTAATATTTGACCATTATTTAAATTTCTATAAACACCTGCTCCACCTTGTTCTTGACCTGTGTATCTCCACATCCCACTTGAAATAGATGTATCTTTGTATTTTATATTTTTATTTAAATCAAAATTTGGATATTTAGAATCTGATTCATTTAATTGACTTCTTAAAAGTGATTTCCAATTAACCATTATTTGAGCTACTCCTTTTATAAACTCAGGATTTTTTAAATCACCCTTAAATTTACCAAATAATGCTCTTAAATCTTCTCTAAATTCAGATACTGACCCTGTTGGTTGAAATGGTTCGGAATCTGGGTCCTCTGGGTTTCTATTAAAACCACTATAACTGGTAACTTCATTCATTTCCATATTATCAATTTCATCACGAACCCATTCTTTTTCATTATCACCTAATTGGTCATAATCCATTCCAAATTCCATATTTGCAATGTCATCATATATGTCCATTTGCTCATTTAATTCAATAGGAAAATCTAAAGGCACTTTTTTACCTTCAAACATACCAAAATGACCTAAATTAGTTTCTGTAAGTAAAGCTAAATCATCTTCATTAGTAAATTTTAAAATGCCTCTACTATATAAAGATCTTGCTTCTGCAAATAAATCAAAATAAGCACGTGAACCCGCACGGTATAAATGTTCAGTAAGCGGTTTATCGTTGTCTATATGGTGTTTTAAACCCTCAGACAATATAGCACGCGGTGCTAAATTTTCATTTAACATTAACGTTGATTTATTAGTATCACAAGTATTACATCCGCAGTTACACATATTGTTTTATTTTATTTTTTAACCCCAAATTTTATCAAAATTAATTCTAATTGCACTCTGTTTTACTTCAAAGTCTTTCATTAATTCATCACTATTTTTTAATTCATCAAAATTAATTTGAAAGAATTTAATATCCCCATTGTCTTTTACATTTGCTAAATGGTTACCATCTCCTGGTTTTCTATCTAATTTTGGTTTTAAAAGTTGTATTGCCATCTTTCTCCCCATATCCTGAGGGCTATCTGAATCTTCTAAATTTAATGTATTGTATACTCTATCTACATTAGATTTAATATTTTTAAATAAAGGATATTCATCTACTAAATCACTATTTTTATTTAAAAGGCTTTTAAACTCTTTTACTTTTTCCATAGCAGCCGTAAGTTGAAATCCTCTAAAATTAGTTGGATTTACTGTTTTTGGCAATTCACCTTCACCATCAAAAACACTTACTAGAGCACTAAACCCAAATATAAGTGAAAGTAATGATAAATTTTCTTTATCAGCTCCAAATCTTCCTAAACCGTGTAAACCTTTATCAGTACTCCAAGATTTAACCTCTACTCCCTGATTGTTAAAGTATAAATCCGGGTCATCTTTTTCTCTACCTTCTGTTACTTTAGCACTATTTGAAAAATGATATAACCAATATAATGCAATTTCTCCATTCCCCACACCTAAAGAACCAGCACTACCTATTTCTTTTCCTACTTTTGGGGGTTTAACAGGGTATAGTTTGGTAAATAATTCTTTATCTTCAGAGCTAACTGCTATACTAAATGTAGAATTTTTATAAGGGTATTTACTCTTAGGTTTTGGAATTGGTTTATCTTTGTAATCTTTACCATATATAGCATATCTAATAGTATCATTATATGTTTCAGACCCCCCAGAAGGTTGTGATGTTTTGACATCAATTTCTACTTCTTCTTCTGCTTCTATTACAGTTTTTATTAATTCAAATAACATATCTTTATCTTTAGGATCACCCATATCAGGATATCCTTTAGGAAATTTATATGCTATTTTATGTAAATATTTTGTTATATTATCCATTATATGTCTATATCAACGTTATCATCTACCTCCACATCTACATCTTCTCCACCACCTTCAACAGCATCAGTGTCAGCCTTTACACCATATCTTAAAATACGTGCAATAGCTTCTGTTGCTCTTTCTTCTTCTGGTAGATTTAATAAGTAATATCTTTTACCTTCTACTTGAGCTACCCAACTTGTTCTTGAGTATGTTAAATAAAAAGCTTGATCATTTTTTAAATTTATTCTAAAAGTTGATGGTTTTGGGGCAACCCAATCAATTGATGATAAAAAAGAATCAAATTCATGAGTTAACAAGTCAACAATAATAGCTTTTAACTCTGGGAATTTTGTTAATTCATCATATTCCACAGCAGCTGCTTCTGCTTGTTTCTTGTTACCAACAACAGTTGGGACAAGTAATCTTATCTTTTCCCTTAATTCTGCTGATGTCATGTTATTTTTGTTTTGCTGTTGGGCCTTTACCTCCGCCTTTTGCTTTATATGATGCTACTGCACCTGCAATTGCTTTAGCTGCCTTACTAGATTTACCTTGTTTTTTAATTTTATTAACTAAAGTATCGTATGATTCATCAATAGAAAAACCACTCATATATTTTTTACCTTTTTGAGTTTCAATAGCTTTAGTTAATTTTCTAGTATAATAACTTACCATTTCATCATCACCATCAAAATCAGGTGCACCCGCTGCTGCCATAGCTGCTAAAACACCTCTTACAGGTGAAGATACACCCCCTTCATACCCACTTTGCTTATTAGCAAATGCAGCTATTTTTTCTCCCTGTGCCATTAGACCTTTTAAGTCTTCATCTATTTTACCATCTTGGTCTTCATCTTTAGCATCGATTTTTTTATCCCAAAATCCTTTAGGTAAACCTTCTTTTAACTCTTTAGCTAATTTTTCTGCTATTGAACTATGTTTAGAAGTAGATTCATTTACGGCTGCATCTGGATAATATTCTGCAGGTCCTATTTTTAATTTACTTTTATCAGTAACACCTGTGTCAAACCAAGATTTAATAGCATCATCAACATTTCTACCACCTAAGAAAAAGCTTAGTAAACTTTCTAAACCTTTAGGTCCTTCTGCTACCCAAGCATCAAATTCTTCTTCATTGTCCCACTCAAATTTATCATCAGATGTAAATTGATATACTGGTTTGTTTTGTAAATTAGACATTGCAAATGCCATTCCACTACCTTCATGATTACCATAATGAGATTCTTTAAGTGATACAACATCTTTAGATGGTGTTTCCTTATATTTAAAATAAATAGTATATCTCTTTTTATTATTATTATAATCTGTTAAATATACTGTTTTTTTAGCAAATGCTTTTCCGTTGTAGGCGCGGCGCCATTTATTCATATTCATTGCTTCTTCTATTGGTTTTTTACTTTCCTCAAATGCTCCTGATGCATATTCTCTTCCTACTGATGCATCACCTAATTCGTTTGGTGTGTATAATGACGCTTGAAATCCTGTATCACCATCTGTGCCTAGTTGGCCTATTTCTTCATCTACTACGTCTGTAGCTACATCAACTACGGCATCAATTTTAGGTTCTTTAAGTTCAAATTCAAGATAATGTTTAGCTCCTGATATATTATTTTTAGCTGTTGTGATTTTTGATTGCCACCAAGCAGGGAAATCAATTTCTCCCATACCTTCTAAATCATCCATCATTTTATATAATTCCATAGCATAACTACCAATATGGTAAAGCTCTGCTTTAAGCATTCCAGGTTCATTATCTTCATGACCTAAATCAATATCTTCTTTTACTTTATATAAAAGTTTATGACCATCAAGTTCTAATTTACCACTTTGATGAAGTTTATCCATATCATCTTGAGATAAATCTAATGTTGTTCCTGGTGCTTCATTTATTTCTTCAGCTTCACTATCGGCTATATCTTTTAAATAACTAAGTACTCTTCCAAATTTTTGATTTTTAGAATAATCTTTTTGTTCTTTATCTTGTATAGAATTAAAAATCCCAAGCATTGCTTTTGCAAATCCTTGGGGGTCCTTAATTTCATTAGCAAATTTCTGGATAATTGATGTAGGTAATTCTACTTCATTCATTTTACCTTTATTTTTTAAATCATCATAGGCTTTACTAATGTTACCACCATATAGTCTACCAACAATTTGCTTACCTAATGCTTCTAATTCACTATTATTTAATGAGTGTGGTCTACCAAAACCTTCTAAATAAAATTGACCTATATCTTCATAATCATAAGTAAAATCTTTTCCCAACGGAATTGATGAGTCTAATTCTTTTATGTTTTTTTCAATAGCAGCCCCCCTAGTTTTTTCATAATCTGATAGCTTTCCATCCTTATTTAAATCTGCTTTTGATGGGTTTTTTAATGCATCTTTAATCAACTCTGTTAAATTAGGATCTCTCATTTCTTTTGTTTGTTTTTTAGCCATATTAGTTGCACGTCCATACATAACTGCCTCAGCATCTTTACCATATTTTTTAACAAGGTCACGTTTGTTACCTTTCATATTCATGATAATATCTTCCCTCTTTTTGAGTTCTGCTTTTGACAGTTTACGCTCGTTCATTCCTATTTATGGTTTCTTTTGAAATCAGCAGATAAGTTTTTAATTTTATTGGCAGCAGATCTACATCTACCCTTTGCGGCAGCACTTGTTTTTTCTAATTCTGCTTCAATTAATAATACTTGTTCTTTAATTCCTTCTAATAATTCTTTTGTGTCCATTTTTATAAATTTTATTTGTTAATAACTGTTTTTATTTATTTTTCTAATCCTGCTAATTTAGCAAATCTTTGAATTGACTCATCTAATGCAAATCCAATCTCAGCATCTTCAGCTGGGTTGTCTTTTGTTACATTAACTATACTATCAGAATCAACTTCATCACCACCCGAACCTACGAATCTTTCAGGATCCATTCCTTGTTCTTCATTAGTAGCTACAACGTGTGCTCTAGTATAATAAGTAATTGTATTTCCTATTTGGTCTAATAGTTTTTCATCTCCTAAACCTTTAGCTTCTTCTTGTGCCTTAGTTAAAAGACCTAATATAGCTGCTACATCAGAATCTTCACCTGCTAATTCTGAATCAACTTCAATTTCTGATTTGGATGATTCATCATCAATGTTAACATCATCTTCAATATCTACATCAATATCTTCATTATCTTCAACATCAATATCTTCATTATCTTCAACATCAACATCCTCAGCTTCATTAACATCTTTTTTAAAGTCTTTCTTTAATTTAGCTAATTTTTCTTCGTTATCTTTAATGTCTTTTTCAAGATTTTTAATGTGATCTCTATCATCACGAATGGCACCTTCCATTCGTTTTTGTTCTTCGCTGTTTCCTTTTTTAGAGTCATCAGCTTCAGCTAAAAACTGACTTTTGATGATTTCTTTTAATTCCGATTTTTTCATTATATTTGTATTTTTCTGTTGATTAATTTTATTATAAATATGTAAAAATTATTTCTCATACGTTCCTTTTCGATATTTTGCGGACTTTGTATTTTTTACAAATTGTTTTCCTTTTTTACTACCCCTAACTTTCTTAGCAACTGTAGATTTTCTTTCTGATTTTGACAAAGATTGAGCTTTTTTCTTAGGTAAACATCTGGTAGTGGCCTTTCCTTTTTTCATAGTACCACAATCACCTGCAATATTACCTGATGTGTTAATTCTTACCCAATTTTCTTTTTTAAACCAATCACGTAAGGATTCTTTAACTATTTCATATACTCTTTCTTCTGTTATCATGTTACTGCTCCTGCTATATCTTTAATTAGTGTAGTTAAATCTTTACCTTTTAAAGCTGCCTTTAAACCACTAATGGTTCCTGATGCTATATTACCTTTTGATAAACTTTGTACTGCTCCACTACCGGCTTTAACACCTAAACTTAAAATTAATAAAGCATATAAACCATCAGTTACCAATTTTATTGTTTTTGGATCTTTAGAAAATAATGAAACTACACGTTTAATGGGTCCCTTAAAATCTTGTTCTAATTTATGAGTAAAATCATAGATTTTTTTAGCTGCTTCTTCACCTTTACCAAAATTATATTTTTTAAATATTTTACCTGAGAATTTAGCTATAATGTTGATTAATGTTGTGCTAGCTAATACTGTAGATAAAATTGTTATAGGATCAACTATTTCTTTTAATTCATCTTTTTTATCTTCTAAGGTATCTTTTATTTCATCAGCTAAAGCATCACCTAAACTATCTATTTCATTTTCATAGATAGGTTTAGAAAAAAATTCTTGTATTATTTTTAAATCTTTCATACTACCCTTTCATTTGACCTTTACATACTTTAACAGCACGACCATTCAAGTAAGCAGATGATTTCTCACCAGCTGCCATTCTTTTCTTTCTATATGCTTTACCTTTAGCACAAAGTTCTTCAGTTAGATTTTTTCCTAATTCAGTAGTTTCTTTAATATCTTTAATTGCTTCTTTTAAACTACCTAACTGTTCAATTGCTCTAGTAAGATCTCGTTTTGCTTCATCTTCACTAACACCTCTATACTTAGCTATACTTTTAATAGCACGTAAGGCAATTCTTTTTTCTTCTGTTGAAGCACTTTCATCTATTGATTCTTTAGTATTTATTCTATCTTCAGAATCTACGGCATAGCTACCATCGTCTTGTTCTAATTCTCTACTATCTACGATTAAAGTATTCCAATCTATCTCCCCTGTGTCGTCATCCCTATCTACTATAAATAGCCATTTATCATCATTTGATATTGCCATTAAATCATCATCACCTTTAGATTCTTGTTTAAATTTTAAATTTGTAAGTGTTTTATTACCATGATGGTTAGTTCCTCTCCATCTAATAGTAACATTATCAAGATCACTTATGTTATCAATTATTACTTCTTTATCTTCTGTTTTTCCAGGTGCTGTGTTTATAGCAGTTCTAGTTTTATATGAATTTTTTCCTATTTTTTTACCTTCAGCTATTGCTTGGTCATAAGTCATTTCTTTTCTACCTGATAGTTTAGCAATTGCATTATCTATACGGTTTAGTTTACTACCATATTCATCAGCAATTGGTCCACCTTCTGGTTCAGCTTCTTGCTCCATATCACGCATTAATTGATCTCTTTCTTTCTTAAGAAATCTAAGTTTAGTATCATTATTATTACCACCACGAGCTTTTTTAACAGCATCACCATATTCTTTACCGAAATCTGATTTAGGTTGGGATAGTATTTTATCAGTTCTATCTTTAGCAGCTCTTATTTTTACGAGTACTGGGTCATTTATATCCATTTCGTTAACTGATTTGTATAGTGAAAGTAGTCTTTTAAGTTCTTTCTGTACTAACATTTCTGTTTCAGAAGTTAAAGGTTCACCATTAGCTTCACCACTATCTAATATTTCTTCTGCATCTTTGATTTGTTTTTTGATGCCTGCTTTACTCATCCCTTCGTTGATTGGAAAATCTGCTACATTAAATTGAAATTTTATTTTTGGGTACCATGCTCTATCTCCATCATATTCCATTTCATACCAATTAGATTCTGATTCTATTTCAAATCCTTTAGATTCTACCCACTTTAATGCTTTATTCCAATCATTAGGATCAAGTTCTTCTCTAACACTAAATGTTATAGAACCAAAGCCTTTGCCTTTTAATGGGTCTGAATCTGGTCTGTCACCACTATACATTTGTAATGAAATGTTAGGGTTATAATCATTAAATTGAGAATCTAATTCTTTTCCTAATTCTATTTCTCGAGATCTATATTCCCCATATTCGTCTATTTGACCTTCATTAAGATAGCGGTTTCTATTCCACTTAGTGATATTAAAATTATCCATTGATTTTTAGTTATAAATATATAAAAATATGTTACTTTTTAAGATTATTTAAATGTTCGATAGTTTTATTTAATCCTTCTAATACTTTTGATTTATTAGGAGCCCCTACCCAACTTTCAACATCGCCCTGTTCTGTAATAAAACCTTTATTAGATAATACTAACTCAGCTTCTATATAAGCTTTAAATTCATTAACAAAATTATCTATTTCTGAGTTGATGATTTTAGACTCATAAGCTTCATATAAACCTGCTACTCTTAAATGATGTTCAAACTCAACAACACAATTAAAACATTTTTTATGTATATTGTAGTAGGGTTTATCTAAATCTGTATGCATTTTAGACCCACAATTAGGGCAAAAAATAGGCATTATGTGTGCTTTTTTTGCTTTATCTAATTTGGTAATATTTTGTTTAATACCTTCTTTAATAGTCCACATCCTACCATCTACTTCCCAAACATCACCTTCTTTATAATCTTTATCATGTTTAGCATAACCCACACTCTGACCTACTTTTTCACCGTGTTTTCCTTGGATAAGGTTACGCATTCTATTTACATCTCTTTCAGTAAATTGTTTATTTAGACCTTGTACTTTACTCATAAAACTAATTTATTTAATTCTTTAATAATAACTTGTACACCTTCTTTTGATAAATTACCCCCACTATATAATTGTTTAAGATAATTTGATAATTGTTCTACATCTACCTGTTTTGGTGGGTCTCCAATAAAGGGTTTTGGAGTATTATTACTTCTTAATCTTGGTGATCCCCCCTTATATCCCCCAGCTAGTGTATTTAATTTACTCATAATCCTAATGCTTTAAGTTGGTTAATAGTGTCAGCTGCTGATGTGTGTAATATGCCTATTCCACCTGCTTCTTTCCATTGTTCTATATTTGATTCTCTATCATCAATTAATATATGATTAGGTTCAGCATAATTTTTCTTATTATAAGCTTGTGCTAAAGTTAATTTAATGCCCGGCATATTATTTCTAACCCATAATCTTTTACCTAATCTTGATGTTTCAGATCTAGATGGAGAAGATAATAACTCTACATCGTAATCTTTAATATAATCCCAATACTGTTTAGCATCTTCCATCCAAGGCATTCCTACCCAAAATCCAACTTTACCTTCACCATCAATTAATTTCCAAAAACCATCTTTACCAAATTTCTTTTCATACTCTCTAGGTGGTATTCCTTTTGAGTATTTTTCGAATGATTTGTCAAAATCTGTTAACACACCATCCATGTCTGAGTATATTTTATATTCCATAGGGGGTGAAGATACGACCTCTTCTTCGGGTATCAAAACTCCTTCGGCTATTTCTCTAGCAAATTGGTTTAAACCAAAGGGATCTTTGCCTAATTTGTCATCAAAACCATGTTTATGTTTATAAGGTTTTACTTCATTTATAGGCTTATTATTGTTCCCACATTTATGACATATAAATAAATCATCTCCACCATCTGCTATTTTCCAACTCCAACCACACTTATCACATTCAATTTTGTTACCTACAACAACCTCATTTAAACTATCAGTCCAATTTCTAAATGTCATTGTGCCTTTTAAATTAGCTTCTGCTTCAATATCATTTAACTCATCATCTTCTTGAGTGTTTGTTGTAGTAATATTACCTAATCTATCTTCTAAATTTTGAATGTGGTGAATCATTTCATGAGTGTAACTACGCGCTATATCTTTAGGATGTCTACCTTCAGTATATAATACTATAGTTTGTGTGTTTGGGTCATAATACGCTGTCTTACCAAGAAATTCGCGTGCATTTTCACTATCACCATTAACAAATTCTAAACTAGGTAAAGGTTCTATGTTCATGCCTTTATCTAACATATGTTGAGTTAGTTGAGCTAATTTTTCAATAAGATTAATATCTTTAGTATATGAAGCGTTTTCATTAAGGGCAATAACAGGAGTTGAGGTTTTGAAATCTTTTTTACGCATTACTGTTTTGGCATACATTTCAATATCATCATCAGTTACATTTATAGCAAATGGTATATTAATATTATTATTAAAATCCTTAACAACAGCATTAAAATCATCGTCTATTTTGGATAAAGGTTTACCGTGTTTTCTATGTAAACGTTTAAACATCCCTACTAATTCTGGTACTGATATAGGTTTAATATTTCTTTCATCATTTACCCTATCTAAGAAATGTTTTGTAAACTCAATATCAATTCCTAATTTATTAAATAAACTATCAGCATATTTTTCAATTGAATCTAATTGGGGTTTGGTAATTTCTTCTTTAATTACTGGTCTTAAGATATTAAATACTTCTTCTTTTTCACTATCATCTAACTCATCAGGTAGAAATGGTGATAATTCATCAGTTGACATTTTTGCTGCTTTTCTAGCATTAGTTCCACTCATACCTTTATCTTGTGTAAATTGTACTTTTACTTTCATATTAGGATAAGCGGATTCTATGTTTTTAGTTCTATTTTCAATATCTTCTAAATCATCATCTCTTCCTTCTCTTCCTCCTATAATAAAATAAACTTCATCCTCAGGGTTATTTTTTCCTAAACGAACAATATCACCAATTGGTGATTTTGCAGGTTCAATTCTGACTTTCATAGGGAGATATTTTTTAAATATATCCCAAATTAAAATAGCTTCAGCTTGACTTACCCCATTTCTTTCCTTACTCCCAACATAAATAATAAATTCATCTATTTCAGGAAGAGATTCTAAAGCTTTTTTAACTACTTCTAAATGTCCTTTAGTGGGTGGTTTAAAACCACCACCATATGCTGCTATTACCTTACTCATGAATTTAAGAATTTACCTATTCGCATCTGTGCTTCTTCTTTAGACATTGTATATTCAATTACATCATATACAAAATCATCATCTAGCATAATTTGAATCTCTTCTTTATCTTTAGCCTTTCTAGCGTCTGATTTAGCTTGTTCTTTTGGTGTTTTTGGTTTTGTTCCTTCAGGTTTAAATGGAGTAAGATATTTTTTTATTATTTTATCTATATTTTGCATTCTATTATCTAATGTATTGGCTACAGCTACAAAATTATTACCAAATAATTCAGCATATTTAGGTAAATTATCTGTTACACTTTTCCATGTACGCATTACAATAGCAGGTGCTAAACTTCTATCTTTACCTTCTGATTTTTCATATCTGTCTTGGTTTTGAGATAGTGAGCGTTCTAAATCAGTATAAACATAAAGCATAAATACTTTGTATCCTGCTTCTTCTAATTCATTTTTTAATTTAGCAGTTTGATTATATGAAGCTCCTGTTCCATCTAAAATAAAAGATTCTTTGCCTTCTATAGTAGCTTCTACATCTCCTTTAAATTGTTTATTTGCAGCAGCCATTTGTTTAGCTTGCTCACTTCTTTCTTCAGGAGTAGCATTTTTTAAATCTAATGTTACATTAGCTTTTTGTAATAGGGGGACATAAATATCATCTACATTTAGTATTTTTATACCACCTAAATCTAAACCTCTTAAAATGTATCCTTTACCAGCTCCTGGTGCTCCTGCTAATATAATGGCCTTTGGCTCTGCTATAGCTTCTTTTAATAATTTAATTAGTGAAATCATAAATTGAATATTTTATTATAAATATCACAATTTTCTTTTAGCTTGCGTTCTAAATTCGGTGAATATTGGCTTATGTTTAGGATTTTCTAAATCAAATAATTGTTTTACAGTATTAAATATATTAATATTTTCATCTTGTGAACGTTTTGATTCATACATTTCCCATCCTTTACCCTGCATTGATCCTTCTTTAGGACCTCTTTTAGAGGATTTTAACCATAAAACCCCATATCTATCTGCTTTTTTACCAAAACATTCTTCATAACATTTACCATAAATTGCGGTTTGAAGATCATATGTAGTTTGTAAGTGGTTAGAAGTTTTAAAATCAATAATCCATAACTCACCATCAATTTCACAAACCATATCACAAGTACCTGCTACTTTGATTTCATCTGAAAATAAATGAACTTCAGTTTCAATTAGTGTTGGGTTGTATGTTTCCCACCAATCTACAAATCTTAAAAACATTTGCCATACTAAGGTGTCATACATTGGGATTCCGTTTTGTAAAAAGTTTAACTCTTTACCATTAAGATAATCCTCACACATTTCATGTACTTGAGTACCTTCTTCACCTGCTTTTCTTACAATCCAATCAGCACTGTATCCTACTTTTTTTAACCAATCTTGAAAATGTTTACCTTTTGGATAACAACTTAAAACATAAGTAATTGATGGGTAATAATCACCATTTCTTTGATAATACCTTGAATCTGGGAGTGTAATTTGTTTAGCATCTTCCGAAATTTCTAAAATCCTATTATAGGACTTTTTAATTGTTTTTTTACTCATACTAGAGATAATTTTTTTTCCATTAAGGCGTATTGTGTTAGAGGAATGGATTTTTGTATTAGGTTAGTAAAATGGGTAAATCCCATTTCGCTAGGGTCTTTCCCTTCAAGTTCAACTAGATGAACTTCCTTGCCTTCATTAATAAATTTTTCTGCAAATTTTAAAGATTTTTTTAATGCGTCATTATCTAATGCTATGTATATTTTTTCAACTGTTGATGTTACAATCCGTTTCATTAGGTTTTGTTGTATATTGTTGCCTAATAACGGTATTGCATTTCTTTTAATGGCTATGGCGTCAAATGGTCCTTCGCACAATATTAACGGTAATTTCCAATTTATAAACAATTCAAATGGGATGACATCACGTGAGGTTTCAGGATTACGATATTTAATATATGGTTCTTTTTCAAAAGATCTACCTGTAAAATAATTTAAATTTCCAGATTCATCATAAGAAGGTATTATAACCATTTTTGAGTATCTTCCTGATGTGCAATATCCTATGTTATATTTTTCAATATCATCTTTAGTAATACCTCTGCTTTTTAAATAGTAAGCAGCTTGTCTACCCTCAATGTCTGATGATGTTATATCTTTAAATGATTTATATTCTTCAGGAAGTTTTAGTAAGGTTGTATTTATTACAGTTTTACGTTCCTTTTCATTTCCTATTAACTTATATAATTCTGTAAATTTTTCAGGGGATGCTTTAACTTGTTTGAATAAAGACGTGATTTTAGTTCCTTTTTTATTACAAACCCAACAATGCCAAGGATTATATCCTTTTTTATTTTCAGAAAAATTAATCTCTAATTTTGGTTTATGGTGGTTGCAATACGGACAGTTATGGGCTTGGTTGCCTCTAGCTGTTCGTTTACCCGCACCTATAACGGAATTTACTAAACTTACTAATAGTTCATTAATCATGGAGTATAATATACGAAACTAAATTTAGATATCAACGGTTAGTTAAAATCTTTTGTATAAAACTTTCCTAAAATATTATCATTAAAAAATTCATCGGGTGTTTCTAAAACTTGATAAATCATTTGATACTTTACTTCATAATAAGTAAGTAATTTTTTGGAGGGGGCAAATGTTAAAATTTGTCGTTCAAAATTTTCTTTAGGTTCTGTTTTATATAACTCATTCAAATATTTATTTGAACCCCAATAATTTTTCCAATTTGATTCCTTTACAACTAGTTTATAAGATGGTCTACGGCCTACTACTCCAGCATATTCTGCTATTTCTTTTTTACCTAATTTTACTTTAGAAGTATTTTGTAATATTTTCCTACCTATATAAGATTTTTTAGTAGGTGTATGGATTATCCTATATACAAAACCATGGGTTAACTCTGGGAAGTCAGAGAATTCTAATATTTCTTTTTGTTGGTATTTCCAATTTATCATACGTCGAAATTTACAATAACTGTTGTATCTGTAAACTGAGATACTGGTAATGGGAAAGATAATTTTCCTACAGCTACTAATTGTTGTGATTCATTATACAATCCTACACAAGTAATGTATGGTTCAAAAAATGAACCTGTTACAAAAGGATAATATTGTTCACTACTATCACCCGGAATAGATTGAGTTAATAGGGATGGATTTAGTGAGTATCCTAATTCGTTTTCTAATATAACACATTTATATTGTTGTTCATAAATAGTTAGTGATGAAGAAAATGCTATAGTTGTATTACCTAATAATGCAGGATTACTATTAATTGAATTGCCTATATTAGTAGAACGGGCATCTCTAGTAAGTATAACCATACCATGAGAGTAAAATATTTGACCAATTACTACATCTTGTGATCCAGATATAATATTTCCCTCACCATCATCCTTTAAAGTTATTCCGGTAGGATAATCAGGTGTTGATGTTGTAAATAGAAAAGTTCCAGGTATTACTTTTTCCCCATAAAGTTTAGTTGGTATAGATATTGAAGTTATTTGTGATATGGGAGTATTTTGTTCACTTCCAGTATTCCAGTATCTTTCTTGAAGTAAAGAAGATTGAAGGTAATTATCATATAAAGGTGATTCTATATTACCAATAGATCTGTCATCTTCTCTTGTAACTCCCGGAAGTATACTACCTGTGTTTACAAAATCTCCTTTACTTGAAGATATGTAATTTGTGTAATATAATTGTTTTGCACTATTCCATATAGAATTTACTGAGGAAGAATATTCAAATCCAGTTTGAATATTAAGTGATGATGTATAATTTACATTGTTACCAGAGTAAATATTAATACCATTTTCAGACCCTGTAATTTCATTACCTGTAAAAGTAAATCCTTTATCTGCTGTAAATGGAGTTATTGTAACATCCTTTGTTGTGAATTGTTTCCAAGCGCTCATTCATTAGAAGTCTAACTTGATCCTTACAAGTAATTCCTTAGTAAAATCTTTTAACAAAGGTCTTGAAAGTTTAGCAACTGCTACTAATTCCTGATCATTGTTATATAAACCTACTGTAGTAATATATACTTGGGGGTCATTAATAAAAGAATTATATAATACAGCTCCATCTGAACCTGAGATAAATGATGGGTTTGTTGAATAATTTGAATTTTGACTTCTAGCTCTACAAAATATAAAATCTGATGAAAGATTTTCTTGTGAGTTTAAAGTAAACCCTGGTGATGGTGATATAGCTGAGGCATCATCCATAGCTTCAAACATTAATTTAGGATTATTTTCTTGGCTATTTGATGTTCTGTCTGTTTGTAAATTAATACCTGAATCTGCTACTGTACCATCTAATGCTTCACCACTTAATAATATTACTCCAATATCTGGTAGTAAAAACCCATAAGATCCTGAGTTTAGTGTCCATCCTTGTGGTTGAGTAACAGAAGTATAAACATTACCTGCTGATCCTGTTACTATGTTATAAACTCTACCAGCTTCTGAAAATACTGCTGCTCCTCCTAATTTACTATCATCTGTAAGATATATATTATTCCCAGTACCATCAGAAAGTGCTAAAGTCCATACTCCTGGTAGGATTTCTTCTTTATATCCTGCTCTTTCAATAGGTAAAGCATAAAAATATGATGATGATTGATTTCCAAATACAAATGAAGATTCTTCATCTCCTAGAATTAAATTTCTATATTGTCCATAATTTGTTCTTGTTGGTGATAAACCATTAACATTAGGGTTGTATAATAAACTACCGCTACCATCAGCATCACAATAAGCTATTGCAAATTGTACAGAACCTGTAGCTTCTTCAGAGCCATAAATACTATAATAGAATTGCCCCGTGGCACTTGCTGCTTGTACTGATGATGTAAACATCGTTGTTAGTGTAGGTTGATTATTTTCCCATACTGTACTGGTTACATTTTCAGTACTAATAATCATATCCTGAGGTTCTATTGGGTAGAACGCTGTTATTTGATTATCATTTGTTATTTGAACTGCCATATTTTTTTATTTTTATGTTCTAGTGATTTGGATTGGAATTTGAACTCTTGCTCCTGAATCCATTCCTATAATAGTTAAAGTGCTAAATAAAGTACTAGTTGAATTACCTCCTTGACCAAATAAAGTAGCAATACCTGTTGCTGTTAAAGTACAAGACATTCCTATTACGGTTCTAGATACATTAGTACCATTTGTAATCATTGAATTCTCATTTAAACTATTTGCAGATTTAGATGTAATACCATCCCCTTGAACTACTGAAAATTGTCTTACATCACTAACTGTAAACATATACCCAGATGCTTCATTTACTGCATTATTGCCTAAATAGTTTGCAGTTTGTGGTGTAATAGTAGTAGATAATGTTTGTTTTAATTTTACTGCTGAGAAGCCACCAGCTGAAACTACTGGCATTGTTGCTGTGTCTCTTGGTAAAGTTACTAACTTATACTTCATCATTTGAGTTTCATCTGGAAATGCTTCTAATAATGGCATATTTTGAATAGCTTCACCATAATAAGCAGAACCTGAAGGGTTTGTTGGATTATACAATGTATAATCTATTTCATCATCTGATAATGCGAAAGACCTTATGTTAAAAGAACCATCACCTCTTGCTAAAAGTTCTCTTCCTTTTGTTGTTAAGATAGCATCTACTGTTACTACCTGATTGTTTAAATATCCCATTTGCTATGTTATTTTAATTATAAATATACGTTTTTTTTGTTTTTACTCCAAGTTATATTATTCAGTTGGAGCTCTTCTTGTGTCATTGTCTTCATCTGCTCTAAAAGCATTTTTAGCTCTTAATTGATTTATTAAAGTTTGAACATTTCTTTTTTGGATAGGTGTAAAATCCCCAGGTATTAAATATCCTGATGGGCCAAATGTTCTAGCACCCTCTGATCCTGTTGGGTTAGATTGGAATATTATAACTCTATCAGAAGCATTAACTCTTCTTCTTATAGTAAAATTAAATATTTTATTATCTTCTATATCAAAATTCATTGGGTTTGGAGAAACATAAATTCTATCGAAAATAGATGCTGAATTTATAGTTTGGGTAACAGCAAAACCAGGACAAACATAACCATGGTTATTATCAGGTGAATGGGGAACATCTACTACTGTGAAATCTTGTTCATTTATAAATGCTTTACCTTGAGAATTAGCAGATGATGAATATGCAATTCTAATTTCATCTCCCTTTTCAATTAAAAAAGGTAGAGAATAGTCTTGGTAGTTTGCTATTTCTGGAAAATAACCTTTAGTTAGTGGGTTGGGGGAAACATAAGAGCCAATTGAACTTGTAGCATTTGCTGATTGTCCTACATCCCATGTAAAAAATATTGAGTCTTGCTTTATTCGTTTAGCACCAATAGGCCATCCTAATTGATTGATAGTTGGAGTTATTATGTTAATATTAGTTGCAAATTGTCCTTTTTGTAAACATTTATTTACAGAGTGAATAGCACCTAATCCTGGACCTGAGATCCATTGGTATGTTGAGGCTGCATCCGGAATTGCTTCAGCTGATGCTGTAATTGTTACTCCTCCCCCAAGTAGCCTTAAATATCCACCTTGATAGTTTGGAGAAGTTGGATCTGAATCTTGACTTGCTGATAAGAAAAAATCATAACCTGCCATTTGTGAAAGTCCCCAACCACCACTTCCTGGTGCTTTTTGTAAGGTTAAATCTATAAAATTACTTGATGTTGGTTTTCCATATGTACCTGAGCCTGTAGATTTATACATTCCAAAAATACTCCCGGTGTTAAAAGCCATAAATTTAGCATATGATGTTTGGTTGGGTTCATTAGATAATAAAGCATTATATTCTAAAGCACCTTGATATATTGTATTATCACCAACAGCTAATGAACCATAATTAATAGTTGAAAGTGATCCTGATAGTCCTTTTACTTTTCCTACATTATAATTAACATCAGATTTTCTATCTACTTCAAATGTACTTCTTACTTCTGTTATTTGATCATCAGACCCATCAATACTAACTACTACTGGGGTTGTTGGGGCTTTTTCACCTCTAATATCCTCTAAAGGTGATTCAATTAATTGATCTATATTAAATGTTGTAGAATCCCATAACTCATAAGTTTCTTTTGAAGATCTATAATGAGCAAAATAAATTGGATGTTTTGAAATTGTTGAAAATGCTACTCCTTCAGAAGGCATCTGTTGGGGGCTTGAATCTCCTAACCAAGATGGTGAAGTATATGTTGTAATAATTATCCCTTTATTGTGAACTAATATACCATTTGCATAGTAATTACTATTAGGATTTACATCTATTATATTATATACTTTATAATCTCCTTTAATTTTGTTTACTGTTGTTATTGTTGATAAATCTTCATTTATAGTTTTACAAATATCCAAAGGTTTTAATTCAGAAGCATTTACAAGTCCTTTATCTTTAACATAAAATGGATGTTCTTCTGTTGTTTGAATAATATTACCATTATCAAATGTTATTTCTATTAAAGATGAAACTAATTTTGTATCAATACTTCCTACAACACCTTCTTCTTGTTTATTATCATCAGGATTGTATGTTAATATAAAATCTCCAGGTTTAAAATCTTCAACATTTTTAATACTATCTTTTGTTGTAGATATTTTAGTACCTTCTACAAAACAAGTAGTAGCTATTGTGAATGTTTCATTAGACCCTGAAAACATACTTCCTGTTATATTACCGTTTAGGTAAGTAATATTTGTTAGTGGTGGAGTATAAGTATTATAATCTGCACTTTGTAATTTACTTCCTAAATATCTTGGTATGATTGAGGATTTTTGAGTATAAAAACTATCTGGCACTCTTGCTTTTAATGCTGATTGAGATATTATAGGTTCAATATTTGATGGAATTGGACCATTATCATACTCTACAACTTGCAAATAAGTATTTTTTACACTTTCAGTAGCATTATTTATTAAAGGATAATATGATGAGTTTTCAAATTCTAAGTTATTTGAAGGTAATTGAGGGTTAAAATTAACATACTCTGAATCTTGAGGTCCTGATGGGTTATATTGTATAAGTGGGAAACTTCCGTTAACTGAACCACTTAAATATCTACTATTTTGTGGGTTATAATTAAATACTGTCCATCCCGGACTTGTTGAATCTTGTAAAAAGGAAATACCTTCTAAATCATTTAAAGATTGGATAAAGACATTACCTGCTTTTCCATAAGAATCTATAGGAGCTGGTGTACCTATATAATTAGGAAGGTTTAATTCAAATGATGGTTCATTTGCAAAAGTAGATAAATTATTATTAATTACTCCTGTATCTGGATCTTGAGTTTCATTATTAAATGTTAATTGTTCTGGAAACCAGCCTGACCCATCATACCATGAACCTGTCCATGTGGATCCTATCAATGCTAAACTTGCTGATCCTATTCCATAATTATTAAGAGTTCCATCTTTTTGATTGTCGGCAAATTTAGTTCTTTGTATTCTTTCAGGTGAAAGATAAACTTCTATGCCACGGACTGTTTCCGTAAACATATCTGGGGATGGTCCAAAAGATGTTGGCTGATTAAGTCTAATAGGTCTACCCCCATTATTCCAAGGATCCTTAAACCAATATTTAGTTATTCCATATGTTGCTGATGTTGTTGTAATTGTTGGGGCATCTGGGTCACCCGTATTGATTATACCTGTCGTGCTATAATATTTAAGTACTGAATCATTATTTCCTAACATATTAGAAAATATTTCCTCATACTTCATATTATTATATTGTGGGTCTGTAATACCATAATCAACATTTAAACCTATGGCATAAAATTGATTCATTGAACCCGATGTAGTTGGGAATTTTATATAAGGACCCCACTGGTTTGGTGTATTCTCTCCACCTTCGATAGCAGGAATGCCTGAGTATTCTGGGGGTACTTGGTTTATAGGATTTATATTTGATTCTTGGGGTACTTCTATGACTGAACCATTAGAATTTTTTCTAGCTACAACTTCACCATTTGATAAATTTTGGCTAGACCAACCTAAATAACTCCCAAATTTATTTGAAATAGAACCTGCTGGGATGTCCATTTGACTGGGTAAAATTAACCCTACAATCCACCAATCTTCTGGTTGAGTTGGGTCTTGATAATAAAATATAGAACCCGTTTTTGTAGAAAAACTATTATCTATTTCCCACTCAGCCCATAAATTATAAACTGATTCTAACCCAAGTCCTTCTTTTGTTGGGTCATAAAATGAGGATGTTGATTGTAAATCAAAAGTACCTGAAGGGAATGTGTTTTGAAATGGGTCTGTAGTATTCCATGAACTATTTTGATATGCACCAAAACTTGCAGTAACTATTAAGTTATATGTAGTATTTATTGTATTTGGCTCACTAAAAGGATTTACTAGTAAAGATTGAGTTGTTACTGTTATTTCACTTCCACTGAATTCTCCATTATAAAATTCATCTTGTGATTTATGTAATTCATAAACACTACCAGATATAGTTTTATTTTCTATAATGTAGGATTGTGTAGTAAATGAATTCCATATACTTGATGAAAATGGGAGAACAGCACCTTGAAAATCATTTGCGTTTGGTTGGTTTACAGAATACATCGACCAAAGGAAGTTTTCCATAGTTACAGAAGCAGGTATAGGATTATTTGGATCACTAACATCCATACCTTTAAACCAGAAAGTAATATCTTCCCCTGGGAGCATTTCATAGTATGAAGAACTTGCAATTGTAGCTCCAATAGGAGACAATGAAGATGAAGTTATTATATCAGTACCTATAATTCCTCTTATAGATGATGATACTGCAAATTCAAATCCTTCATCAAATCCTAACTCACCTACAGTATTAGTTTGGTTAAAAAGAAATCTTGTTTTAATTGGGGTTTTTAATCTTAAACCTTGTTTTAAAGAAGTTCCAAATCTAGATAATACTATATCTCCATATGTTGCTGTACTTCCACCTTGAGGAATCAGATTAATATATTGGTCTGGTAAATTACCAGGAGTATTAGACGAAAAATATGAGAAAAATCCAGATTGGGTAACTTCAACATTGTAAGGATTTAAAACTCCTCCTGTTGATCCACCAATATCAACCATCTTAATACTTCCTGTAAGTTCTAAATCTCTATATGAGATTGGACTATTCATTCCTGTAGCTGTAGATTGACCACCTACTATTGATCCTGTTTCAGGTGTGTATGCTATTATCGTATTTGGATTAACTGTAATAGGTACACGACGATTACGCTCCAACATATGTTGTTTAACTATAACACCTGTAGTTACACTAGTACGAGCGGGTACGTATGATTTAATTGCTTTAAATAATGAATTATCAAAATATTTAATTAATCTTAAATAATCCCAAACATCACCTTCTGTATATTTTTTAAAATATTCATTTGCTATATTTCTTAATTTAGGGTAATAGTTTTCTTTACCCTCATAAGCAAATCTAGGATCAGCTAATACATCTGATATTACACCATAACCATAAGTTGCTATTATATCATCATTTACTTCATCCTGTGGTGAAAATCCTACTTCTAAACTTGTTATATCTTCAGTATAACTTTTGCTAATTAAATAGTCTTGATCTATACTTCTATATTTAGATAATACATTACCATAATCACTACCATCATCAACTTGAATTTTATTTGAAATTCTATTTCTAATTCCTATTGCTGGTTGGTCTAGAAAGTATGTTTCTACGTTAGGTTTACTATAAGTGTAGGTAGATGCTGCTTCATACCCAATAAATTCATAACTTGAAGTTAGTGAAGAATTTGAAGGATTGATAAAAGATTGGGTAAACACCATAGGTGCTGATCCTGTAATTGATGGGTGTGATGATGATATAAGAGTTGAGAATGATTCACTTACGGATGCCGTAAATTTATATTCTAATTCATTTCCTAAAGGTGCTCTAAAGTTAATAATATCAAATGATGATTCTGATCCTGTAACATTATTACCTTCAACGGATTCAGGATTCATTACAAAATCATTAAATACTTCTTTTGAAATATTGTTAGAATAATATCTAAATTCTTGAAAAGATCCTGAAAATATTTTGGCTCCTTCATTTAAGACTTCAGTCATTACATCTGAACCTGAAACATACCCCCCAACATAAACACCATCATATTCTGTAACTCCAAAACTATTCCAAGATTCATTTATTGTAGGATGTACAGCTTCTGGTAAATCATATTCTACACTATCATAAGTTCCTCCTCCATATCCTGAGTTGAAAGCTATATTTGCTGAAGACATACTTACTGATCCTGACCATCCTAATGAATTTCCATCCCAACCATCTACTTGCTTATTAGCTACAAATAAAGTATATGTTGTTGGTGTGTCATTAGTACTAGCACTTACGTGTTGGTCTCTTTGTAGTAAAACACTCCACCACCCTCCATCAAAAAATGGTAATTCAATATCATCTGATATTTGTACTCCCCCATCGGGTTGAGAGGCAGACATATAAAATCTTAATTTACCATAGTTGTAATAATCACTAAAACTAGACCCAGAATATGATCCTGATGGTTGGTCTTCATAAAATAAACCAATACCCCAATCCATTTGTTGATCATTAGTTCCATTTGATTTTTTAACGGCTAAAGATTGGCTATAAAATTTACCTCCATAACTTGATGATGGGTGTCCTGTAGTTTTAAATCTAAAAGCAAGACCATCAGGTACTATATACTCATTACTATCTATCTTATTACGTTGTAATGGCATCCAAGGTACTTTAACCGACGAACTTGCCATATATTGGTTGGCAACTGGTGTATACGCGTAACTATAACGTTTATACCATAAATCATAATCATCTGAGTTGTCCTTATTTTTACCCCCAAATTCATTAATTCGAAGTATTGTATTTGGAATACCCCAAATATTAATTAATTGTCTTAAACCACTAATTGTACCTTTTTTCTTAGTAAGATAAGCCATATTGTGGTAAAGACGTTTATATATTTCTTTACTTACTTTATCAATAGCATATGGGAATCCTGGTTCTATTAGTTGTTCTACATAATTAAGCCATGAATACCCTAAATTCCAGTAATTTATTATTTTACCATTATTTACAGCTACATAATCTGTAATTAATTCACTTCCTGTTGGTGGAACATAAATCCCATTATCTTCACCTGTTAACCCTATAAAATTATCTTGGTTGTCATAATTATTTCCAAAAGTTTCAAATCCTAAACCTTTTATAGCATCAGCAGCTAAATCTAAAGGCAATCCAGATTCTGGGTCATTAGTAGTGTTATATCTTTCACTTAATGCTTTAGTATATAACCATACTTCATCAAAAGATTGACCCACCATATTAGAAAATTCTACATATTCATTATTGTCTGAATTTTCTGTTATAAAAGTTGGTATAGTATAATACAACCAGTTTTGATTATCTTCATCATATAAAGATGCTGATAATACATAACCTCCATAGTATTGGGAATTTTCAACATCACTACCCATCCATGTTAATACCTCTGTACTTCCTGTTGGTAACAGGGAATAAGGATATGATGATCCAGTTTTTGGATATGCAAAAGATGATGAATTATAATAAAGATAACTTTCATACCCATCAAAATTTGAAACTAAATTTGTAATATTAGTTTGTAGACTTGATAAACTCTGAGATATTTCTATTACATTAGGATTTGATCCTGTTATTGTTGTGATAGTATCAATGTCAGATTGGTATGATTGTATTTGAGATACTTTTTCATAAAAATTATTAATTCTCTGTTTTGCTGAAGAAAAATTAATATATTCATCAAACGTGTTGTATGAGTAGTTAGGAGTGATTGTTACCCCAGTTTGGTTTAAATAATTTAAAACACTATCTAATGATGATGATGATTCGGTTTTTGTTAAATCTTCATAAGATTTTAAAGTTGTTGAATTATTAACTAAATCTTGAAGGGGAATATTAACATTAGGACCTTTAATGTAATTTGCATTATCTATAAAATTTGAAAAATCTTGAATAAATTCTACTTTATAGGCTACTGTTTCTCCTACTTTAGTTGCAACATATAATCTCTGTTCAACATTATAATTAGCAGGTAATGGTTCATATAATTTAATTAATATAGAAGGATCTAATGCCTTTTCAGGAGTAGATTCTAATGCAATATTAACAGCAACTACATAATTATTTTGATAAAAACTTAAATAAAATTCATCAAAATATTCAGTTGAGTTTAATTTATCTTTTAATGAAGCAAAACCATTTTTAATATCTACAGCAGATATTGCATTAGATTTTATTCTTATTTCTGTTCTATCTCCTGATATTTCAGATATATAAAATGTTTGAGTTGTTGATGAGGCTAATTCATAATTAATAAAATTATACACAGCAAATAACTCACCATTATCAAATCCTCTATCGTATAAATCTAATGTAGGTTGTAATGTAATATTATTTGTTGGGATAGAAGCAGATCCTGTATTAACTACAGCAACACCTTGACTGTTTGTATAAGAAGTTGCATCTGAAGTATCAGCAATTGCTGTATTCTCTTCAATTGTATAATCAGTAAAGTTATAATCTTGAGATAATAAGGTTTTTGTAGTACTATAAGTATAAAATTCAATTATACTCCCACTTTGAAAAAATGAACCTGATATGTCTTCACTTGGGATAATTTCAGATTCAGCAAAATCATACCCCATACTAACAACTGTAGATGCTGGTATTTGAATGCAGGAAGAGCTAATATTAATATTATTTTCCCTATCATTAGTTATAGGAGTTACAACAGCATCTCTTTCGAGATTGCTTTTATAATCTGTACCTAATGCTTTAGACATTTCTTTTAATTCATCAAATTTATATTCCATTAACTATTATATTATTGATTATCCGCAAAATCTTGGATTATTTGAGCAATCTCTTGTCTTACTTCTAAATTTTCTGTTCTTAATTCTGCTATTTCTGCTAATAATGATTCTATTTCTTCCCTTTGTGGAGCATAATCAATAAAATCTCCACTAGTTTGTACTAAATATTCATGTGAGTTAACCTCACCATCTTTAGGTATTTCATAAAAAAACTTACCATACAATATCCAAAAATCCTCTTGAGTAGCCAAATTAACATCAAAAAATGATGGATCATCTACAGATGTTAATTGTGTAAAATTTGTATCTATAGTATTATTAAAAGCTTCCTTATCAAATACTTGTCGTATTAATTTTATATTTTTTTTATTTGTCATCCTTTTGCTACCTTAAACATAATATTTTCATCGAAAACTTTTACTTCACCACTTATTGATGTTTTAACTAAAATTGTATAATATCTTTCAGGTTCTAAACCATTACAATATAAATCAAAGTAACTTGAAGTATCATCAGCACTAATCCTTGTGTATTCAGGATCAAAATCAATTACAAATTCATTAGTTTCTGTATCTTTAATAGCATATAATGATTGACTTTCTGGAAGAAAATAATTAGTTGTATAGAGAGAGGCTGTTAAAAATGCTCTATCTGGATACTTGGGCATAGCCGCAAATCTTAATCTAGGAATACTTTCTGAATAGTATGTACCGAGATTGTTATAAATAGAAACAAAACTTTCTACTTGGGGTAATATAGTATTTTTAGAAGATCCAGTATTAAAAATATAATCATTAAATCTAAATTCTAATTGTGGGGGATAGATTGTATTAGTATCAATTGAAAAAAATCTAAAAATTGTGTTGTTCGCTTTAGTATTAATAAATTCACTTCCTGAAGGTTGTTTTACTAAAAATCCTTCATTAGCAAACCCATTAACATTATTTAATGAGTAACTGTACCAAGTTTCAACTGTTTTTGATACATCAACAAGAATATCTTTTGTATCAGCATAAGTAAAAGCTTGGGATTGTGTTACGGGGTCTAAAGTTAAATTAGAACCTGTATACCAATTTCCTCCACCTTCTAAAGATGAGTTATATGAAGCTGTTACATAAGGAGAAAACCCTGATGAGGGCCACTCTACAGATCCTGAATAATCTAACCAGTTCCAACTAGTACCATTAGTTACTATTGGGGAATCATTATATCTTCCTGTTCCCATACCCCAATTTCCACTAACAGGATAAAATTCTAATTTTTGATCTAAATTTAACCCTGTTACTACAGCATTAAAGTTTCTTAAATATGCTTTATATTCTCCATTTATGATTTTATCATTATACATCTCAGCAATTTGACTTGTAGGAAATTTAATTAAATATCTACTAACCTGTGCTGTAGCATTTGCTTGATAAGTTGATGCCTCAATAATCTGATCTAATCCTGTATTTTTATTTGGGAATTCAGTGTATAAAGTTGCATCTTTTTCAGGAAAAATTTTATAAATAGCCATATCTTATATATTATCGTTTTTTGATTTTTGTTCCACCATATAATCCATATAAGTATTTTGTGGAGTATATGCTTGTACTTCCTGATTTGGAACATTTTCGCCTTCTTTATTCTTTAAAGGAGTACCACTTGTTGGGTTAGGAGTAAAATTATTTTTAGTAGATGGATATTGTTTTAATTGATATGTACCATCTTGACCAACGGTATTAAGTTTATTGGGTGCTATTCTATTAGGACCTCCTGATCCTCCTTGTCTTACTCCAGCTTCACTTGATTCTATATCTAAAGCAGTAATTTTAAGAGCGGGGGATGTGCTATCTTCAGGTGTTATACCATTTTCATACAAAATAGAATTTTGATTTGTTCTAGAATCTTGTAAATATGGATTTTGTGCTGAATAAACTTGTTCAAATCCACTCCCAGCTGTCATACCATCTACAACAATAACAGGATCATTAATTGGACCTCCTTCAGGTTCTGGGTTTTGGGTGTCTAAATTAGTTTTATTAAAACTATCTCTTAAGGATTGTTTTGGACCTTTCCTAATTCTTTCTTCTATTGCTCTATCTAAATTATTTGTTCCGATTGCCATTTTTTTTTATTTTATAGTGGTACTACTCTACCTTTAATGTCAGTATTAGGATATTTAATTTCAAATATCATTGGGTCTATTGAAGGATACACAACATCATTTACAGTTGCTCCTGGGATGTCATATGCATAATCACTATACCCCAAAGATACTCCTGATAAATTATTTACTGTTATATTTTTTACAGTTTGGACTCCTTCTACTTTATCTAAAAGAATATATAAATTATTAAGTAAAATAGGTTGATTAATCTGCCAATTATCTACTGCAAAGAAATTAGTTAATGATGTTATACATTTAGTAATAGTTTCATTATTATTAAAATTAGGTAATACTATAATATCAAATATTACTTCTATATTAATAATAAAAGCATCTTTAATTTTAACAGAATCATTAATCATTCTATACTCTGCTAAGTAAGTTTGTAAATTTTGTTTCATTAAAGGTGAAGCTGTTCTTAAATTACCATTAGCATCATATGTTAAAACAAATAAATCTAACATTGTAGGTAATTCACCAGGTTGAAATTCATTTATTTTTACTGGGGCTGCATATGCTTTTGCTATAGTACCCAAATTAGAAGGCATAGATAAAGCTCTTATTAAATAATCTTCTTTTGTTACAGTACGTAATTGATTTTGGAAGTTACCAACAGCATTTAATCTTAATTCTTCAACAGTATCACCATCTTGACCCCCATCAGCTGCTAATTCATTATTTGAAGAAACTGATTTAAATATTTGATTTGCTAATGCTGTATCTGGTAGGTTGGGGTTTACAAATGTAAAATTAGTATCATCTAATACAGTTAAAGTACCAGCTTCAACATTAGATCCAATTCCCCCTCCTGTTAGATATCTAAAATTTAAAGTTGTATTATATGGAGCAATACCATAAGTATTTGTAAATATAAAATTTAAAGGTGAAAAAGCAGTTGTTAATTGATCTCTTTCAAATGACAATCCTAAACCTACATTATCTGGGTTTGGAACTATTTGCTCATCATTATTTGTTGTTGCCCCCGCTCCAAATTGAATTTGTAATGACCCTGAGTCTATAAAACGTGATACAAATCTTCTTTGCACTTGTTTTAATCTAAGTAAATATGGAGCATCTTCTTCTATATTGAATTGTGGGTCATTTGTATTTGTGTTTCTAATCGTATCATATACGTTTTCTTGCGCCATATTGGGCACTTCATACCAGGTATTGCCATCTGTATCTACGCAGTCTAATATGCCTATAATATTAGTATCTTTAATATTTCTTTCATCAAATCTTTTTGAGGCATTAAATGTAAATGATGTTGTATTAATAGTTGCAGATATTGCTTTTCTTGTTTTCTTTAATAAGAAATATGTTGGGTTATTACCTGAAATTTGATATACTGATGTAGTTGTAGGATTTAATGATCCTGATGCTGAGAAGTCAATTACATCTTCAATTAAAAACTTTATATTACTGTCTAAATTAGAAGTAATTTGAGTATTTTCTGGAATAATCATGGCATAGTTGTAATCTGGAACATATTCACCACTTTCTAATATAGCTGGTACTTGTTGGTAAAAGTCAAGATTTACACTAGCTGCTGTTGTTACTTTAGGAGTATATCCTAATAAGTAAGCCATTTGGTATAAATTTTCCTGCTGTCTTGCTTTTTGAATAAATGTTTCTTGTATTTGGTTATCTAAATAAAAAGATAACACATCACCTACATAAGATGCCATTTCCATAAACAACATACCTGTAGAGGTATCTGTAAAATCATTATAGGTATTAGGGAAATATGTTTTTGAATATTGTATTAAAGAATTTCTAAATTGGTTGAAATCTTTATTAATATATCTTATGTCTCGTTTTAAATCTGCCATTATTGTAGTAATATAGTTATGTCATCAGTTATCCCAAAGTTTGCTACAGTATATGTTAATGTAAAACTTATAGTATTTCTATCAGGTTGATTATCAAATAGAATTTCTTTTATATCTACTTGTGGGAAATAATTTTTAATATCATTTTGTATTCGTTCTTGTAATTCGTCGGTTGTTCGATCTAAAACATTTTCAAATAATAAATTTCTTAAATCTGCCCCAAACATAGGATTAAATACTCTTTCTCCTCTATTGGTTAATAAATAATTGATTAAATTGGATTTTGTTTGCTCTCTAGTTGTAAATGTAGGTACAAAAACAGCAGGCCCATTTAAGGGAAATCCAAACCCAACAGCTTTACGGCCTACTGAGTCAATTGGAAATCTGTTTTGTAAAATTCTTGCCATTTATTTATTTTTTTAACAATCCTGATATTTGTGCCATATCAACTTCACCTGGGGGTAATGATCCATTAATTGCATCTCCGCCTTGTGGGTTAAATTTAGGTTGTACTTGAGCTGATGTAAATTGTCCGCTCATATCACCTAATATATTTGAATATGCTGATCTTTTTTCTTCCGCACTCATAACAGGTTGTTGTGGAGTTTGTTGCTCTACAACAGTTTGATGAGGTACTGATGCTATAGTTGTAACTTTTGGAGTCTTAACAGCTTCCAGTAAAATTTCCTTCAATTCTTCTTGAATTGCTTCTTTTACTGATTCTTTAATTAGAGTTTTTAATTGTGATGACTTCATTTTTTATTATAAATATTAAATTATTAAATTTTTTAATCTCCTTCAAAGAAACTTCCAGTTGATAGAGAAATTATTCCCCCCTGATTAGATTGGATTTCTTTTGTAAACCCAGGTGGATCATAATCTTTAAATACAACTGTGTATTTAAGTAAATATTGCCCGGGTTCAGCATATTGAATTTTAACTTCTATAGCTTCTCGATCTACGGTTTTCACTGTTACTACATTTCCATCTTCACCACTACCGGCGTTATTAAAATTTGAATCAATTCTTACCTTAACTTCACCTTGTAAATAACTACCATATTCAGGCTGGCCATAGTCTCCTTGAACGTATTGATTTTGAACTTCATTACCTCCTGTGTCTATTTTTAAATAAACAGATTTATTAGGTTGTGTGGTTTCAACAAATATTTGTTTATAATAAGTACCAGACCCATTTTGTACAATAGGTAAAGTAATATCTAAATCAGACATAGTTACACCATTAGGTAGTAATACAGTAACTGGGGGTAGTGGTGGAGGGTTTGTACCCCCAGGTGCTGTTGTATTTCCATCTGTACCCCCACCACTTACATTTCCATCACCATCTATTCTATCATCATCATCAGCTTCTTCCATATTATCAAGAACCCATTTATTTTGCCAATATCTAACATTAAGTGAATCAACATTAAATTTAACTTCATCTATTAATACTTTAACTGATGTACTATATGAATATGCTCCTCGTTCTTCCATAGTACCAATTGGTGGTCCTATATTATAAACATTAATTCCTTTAAATATATTAAAATTAGAAGGATTTATGTTTGTTGCTTTTACTCTTCTTTGTGGGAATGAATATTCATTATCATCATTATATTCTATAGTTAATCTCCAATCAAACCCAGCATTATATCCAAATCTACCACTTTCATCTTTAATTATTTGCTGGCCAGATCCTGGGTCTATTTCACCCTTTGTGTAGTTACCATCAGGGTCTAATGGAATAAAAATTGTAGGTTGTCTTTGATATAAAAGAGGATTACCACTATTAGGGCTTAGTTGTGATAATAAATCATCTTCATTGGCAGTATTTAGGTTTGGGTTTACAAAATTTCCGGATTCAGCTGCTACATTTCCTATTTCATTAATTAAATCATTTACTTCTTGTTGAGTCATAGGCCCACCATCTTCACCCCCATTTTGTGCTAATTCTTCAATGCAAACATTTAACACACCATCTAAAGTTTGTAATTTTGTAACTATAGTTTGAGCAGCTTCTTGTATAGTTTTACCGGCAGATGGTACTACTTTAAGAGCACCTTTAGCTCCTTTTAATAAATCACCTAAAGTATCTAAAGAATCTGCTAGAAGTGTAATAACATTTATAGGAATACCAACACCTGGTGGGACTGATGTTGGTATAGGGATGGCTTTTATTACCTTAACGGCTGTACTTACCGTAGTAACTATAGTATTGGTAGTTTCAGCTGTAGCTTCTACAGTATTAAAAGCACCAACAACATTTTCAAGAGCTCCCTGTATTTGGTTTTTTTGTTTTACTATATTTAGTAATTCTGCTTTTGGGGGGCAGGATGCCTTAAATCTATCTATAAGAGCATCAATAGCAACTTCAAACTTAGTTAAGTTTTTAATTACTTTTGTAATTGTTTTTATTAGAAGGCTAGATAGAAACGACATTATTTAGATTTACTTACTTTAGATTTATACATTTGAATTTTATTAAGCATTGTTTGTGCTTTAACAAGTGTTTGTGTAGCAGGAGCTGGGATAGCTGCGTTAGGGACAAAAGGAATTGGTGTACCAATTGGTGTTCCTAATGCACTACATAATGATATTAATGATGTCATTAATGATGAAAAATCTGAAAGAAACTTATCACCTAATATTATGGGTTCAGTAGCACCCTTATCACCTAAATAAATTTCAGGAGATGATACTATGGTTTTTGGGGTATCTATATTTACACTATTTACTGAGTTTAGATTTATAGTATCAAAAGATGAAAGTAAAATAGAATCTGATTTTGAATTAAATAATAATCTACCTGAATTTAAAATTACTTGTTCTTCTTTAAAAATAGGAGCTGCTGTTGGTGATGAAGCATATGATTTATAACTTTTACTAGCTAAATCAATTGGTACTTCTTGAGTAGTTGTTAAATAAATACTAGATTTATCTGTGTTTATGTCTTCTACTTGTGGAATCCAAGGGTCACTATCTTCTTCATGTTGTCCATTTTTTATTATTGTAATAGCATCACCGTTTTCTCCTGATTTAGACCATGTATTGGGGATTGTTGCATCTTTATTAGTTGAACCAAATCTAAGAGATTGTCCCCATCTTCCTTGATATATTAAATCACCTTCATAGGGTTGAAGATTTCTTATAGATAGTTTTTCTTTAAAATCTTTACCTAAATCAATTTCAGTACTACCATCAGAAACTCTTCTAATTGAACCAGCAGTTGTTTGTTCGTAATCTTGAGATTGTGCTGCGGGTGTTGATTCCCCATTAATAGGATCTGGGATAGCATTATGATGTGTGCTATTCCAAATATTTATTGCCTGAAAGTAATAATATGTTTGGTCATTAACATCACCTTGAACATTACTGTTTGGTAATGATATTATGTAAACTATTTCGTTTTTTAAAGGTATATTAGAATTATTAGGAAATAAAGGTCTTGCAAAGTTATCAGTTGTAAATTGGGGGCTGGGGTTTGGGGTATTTAATTTATCAAAAAATAAACAACCTATAGAACTCCAATTGCCAAAATCTTTAAATGCTTTGTTTTCAGTTTGTTCGTCCACCATAGCATGTCTTACCCTAGCTGCAAATACCCCAGAATTTTGAGGTTTAACTGATGGTGTGCCCTTAAGTGAATTTAATCCTGTAGGTTGTTGAGCCATTATTTATTTTCTTTTGAAATTTTTTCCATCTCAGCTAATAATTGTTCTTTTTCTTCTTCACTAATTCCTAATCCACCATCTTCATCTTGGTTTTGAAGCGCTCTTTGAACAATAGTAGCCATTTTAATTAGAGCATCATCATTTTTAACTCCAATTTCCATATATTCTTTAATAAGAGGAACTATAAGAGTAGCATCACCTATTTCTTGAACTAAAGGTTTTAATTCTGATATTAAAGCTACTACTTGAGTATCTCTCTTTTTTTGGTTTTGGTAGATTTCTTCTAATAAATCAGAAAATTTTTTATCCCCAAAAACGTATGAATCTAACTGTCCCATAATGTTTTTGATTATAAATATGCATTATTAAAACTATTTTGGTGGAAAGTAGCCATGTTCTAAATAAAACATATACTTTTCTTTAAATATAGCATATAATTTATTAGCTATTTTAGTTATTTTTGGAGTTTTAACATCTACCATCTCACGAATGTAGATATAAAGTGCCTTTTTATTAAATACATCAATGGCATCTCTTTTTCTAAATAATTCTAAAATGGCATCAGCTATAGTAGCATCATTACCTTTAGGAAATAAAACATAAATTCTATCAGTACAATATTTTACATATTGGTCTATAAATAAAGATAAACGATCTTCATATTTATAGTCTTTATTTTCTTTTAAATTTCTACTACTAAATTCTTCATCTTCAACTAAAACTTGAGTATCATCTAATCTATTTTGTGATATAATAAATGAAGGATCTGATGTATCTAATTGTGAGTAGTGATTTAAATCTGAAATTGCTATATTTTTTATTTTTTTACCGTAATTTTTTTGGTTGTATACTATTAACCAACGTTTAACTATAGTTCCAAAATATGAATAGGCTTTAGCTCCATTTTCAGGATTAAATAGATGTATTTTAGATAATAAAAAGGTAATTATCTCATGTTGTAAATCTTCTAAATTTTCTACCCCATCAGTATGATAAAACTTAAAAGTATGGATGATATTTTCTGTAAGTTTATAAAAACCCCAATGTATATGTTCGGCATATATATCACTTCGCTCTTCGGGATCAGAGGAGCGATTGTATCTTACAATCGCTGCTTCTGTCACTTTTGAAAAATATACTTTTTTCTGAGGTAATGATTTATGCCTCCTTATTATTTCATCCATCTGCTATTTTATTCTTTTAATTGGAAATCATTTAGAATTTCTTGAATTTGTTTAATTTGCTTAAAGAAAAAACCTACCTCATCATCTGACTCAAAAGATCCTTTTACATCAATTTTTTTTACCTTTTCATCGGCAACTTCTATTACCCTGGATATTTTATCTAAATAATCAAGATATCCTAATACTATATCTTCTGCTCTTTCATTTTTCTTAAGTAAATTAAAAGTTGTATATCCTAAGACTAAAACTAAAATGCTTAAAATTGCAATTGTTACAAATAATGTAGTTGGATAAATTTCCATATTTATAGTTTATCAAAAATGTTTTGTAAACCTTCACTTTTAATAGAGCCTAAGGCTTTATTTTTTGTAGAGGTTTTCTTATTATTACCCAATGTAAAATTATTTTTACTGGTATCCAAGTTATTTTTAAATTTAGGCAACCATTCAATTTCAAATTCAATTCTAGCTGCCATCATATCTGCTTGATGTAAAATAAATGGTAATGAAGTGCGTGGTTTTTGTTCTGGCATATAACCCTTTAAATATTTTTCATTAGCTGAATCATATAACCCATCATGTGTTTGGATTGCTACCATTTCATTAAATGTATATTTAATGTTATTATCTTGAAGTAAAAATAATCCTCTATCTGGGACAGCTGAAAATGCTAATTCTTTATTAAACATATAATCTTCACCTAGTTTATCTTTTCTCCATTTATCAGTTTGTGGGATATAAGCTTCATGGTTATCATCCCCCATTTTACCTAAATCATGATTAATAGCTGAGAATACTAATTCTTCAGTAGTAAAAGTAGTCATATCACAACCAAAACCTTCCCAAACAGCAGACATTGATAAAGCAGCTTTAACTACTCTATTAACATGATCTACATAACCTCCAGGAAAGGCAGAGTGATATTCTTTTTTATGAGCAGCAGGCATAAACATAATACGTTCCGCATACTTTTCATAAAATTTAGTTAGTTGTTCTTTACGAGGAGAGGAAATATAAGTATCAATATTACTCAAAAATTCCACCCAATTCATTTGAATTTGGTCTGCTGTTAATTTCATAACTTTTATTTTTGTATTATCCGTTTCTTAGAACTCCGGCTTCGCGTTCAACTAAAGATTCTACCTCTTCAATTTTATCATAAACCTCTTTTATTTTTTTTCTAAAAGTATCAATGTCGCTTCCTCCACGGGATACCATTAGATCTAATGTTTTAACTCCGGATTTAATATTTACAAACCCTTTGTCAACCAATTCTTTGTTTCTAAATGCCATATTATTTTTATTTTATTAATGTGTCTATAATATACAATAACCCCCTCATTCATCCAACCTATACTCCTCATTTCCTATTCTTTCATTTTCCTAAATATCTTCAAAACCCGTATTTCCAAGGTACCCAAAATTTCTCTGGTATCCTACTTAAAGTCGTAATTCTTTTGATAGTTTAAGAACTTCTAAAAGATGAAGACATTTTTCATACTCTTCTCTTTCTGGGGATTGGAAATGTTTGATGGCTAATTCTAAAGAAGTTTCCAAAAAATCATCACCATGTGCCAATATAGCCTCAACATGATCTTTATTACTAAGATCTATTTTTTTAATATAAAACCAAGCTCTATTATAAGCAATTACTTCACCGGCAGCTGCTAATTCTGCAGGATCTAACTCCATATTTGAATTTTTTAACAATCGTATTGCTTTTTTCCTAAAATTTATATGATTAAGGATAAGTTTTGTATGCATACCTAACCAATATAGGGGAGTTGAGGTTAAATTAGTATAAGTAGTAGTATTATTACTTACATCTTCTTCACCAAATAGGTTAAATATATTATCAAAATCCATTTTTTTCATACTTAGTAACGATCTTTACTATTACCACCTCTTATCCTATATAAAGCATACTCCCACTTTTCAACCACAGTTTTATTTTTATGTTTATCTTGAGATTGCATTTTTTTAGTTTGTATGTCAAACTTTTCTTTTAATCCTTCTCTTTGTACTGTTTCATAAACTTCATAAAGTGCGTCTTCGTAATGGCTCATTTTAAAAATTTTATAGTATTAAAGTCATAATATATGGTATAAATACTAGCAATCCAAGTAATTTTTACCTTAATATTGTAAGATGCCCAGATTTTTGATATATTTCTGGGGAATTATATTTTCTAGCATAGAAAGTATAAACATATATTCCATCAACCACATAAGAGGATCCACCTTGCATACTACCATCCCAATAAGGATAACTGCTATAATCTTCTCCGTAACCTTCAAAAACTAAACTTCCCCATCTATTGTAAATCTTAAATTCTACATCAACCCAACACTCTAAATCAAAAATAATTTCCCAAACATCATTTATACCATCATTATTTGGGGTTAGTACATTAGGTATAAAAACATTCCAAGGCCAGCACCCATCAATAATTAATTCACTACAGGGCAAACCAGTATTACAATCTACTTCAATAATTTTTGTGATAGTATCTGTTAAAAAAACATACTCTAAAACTTCAACTTCCAAAGTATCTACTGTATATATGTAATTGTCTACAACTACAGTATCTGCTATGTATTCCACAATTGTATCGGTTAAATACACGTATTCTTGCGTTATAACGGTGTCAATTTGCGTTTGTATAATAGTATCTGGTGGTAAAGTTATAGTAATTGTATCGTTTAAACAATCAACAGGACACTCAGGTATTTCAGGTAAGAATACAGTTGTATTATTATTTCCAGTAACGATTTCATTTAAAATACCATCAACAGACATTACAAAAATACTACCAGGCCCTTCCATTTCAAAATAAGGAGTAGTAAAGAATTGCCCTTCCCCAGGAGGAATTGCATAAGCCCCAAATAAATCACTACTAAAACATTGATAATAATCTTCATTCCAAATTTCAATACAATAGTCTGTAATTTCTTCATCACCAAAATTCCATACAACATAATTTATGTTATAAAAAGGTGTATCACCAATACACCCAGTTTCAATTTCTACATCACCTATTATGGCATCTGGAGATTGGGAAAATAACGATAAGGGCAGTAATATAACCGCAAGGGAAAGAAGAAATTTATACATTAAGTAATAGAGAGTGTAAAGTAGAATAACGTTTTATCACTAATACATATGTAAATCTTCTTTAAGGTAGGCAAGGAGAGACTTGAACTCTCATGTAACCAATTACTCTTTCTACAAGGTATAAGCTTGAGGAGATACATGCCTATGTGGTGAACCCGGTAGGATTCGAACCTACGACCGATACCTTAGAAGGGTATTGCTCTATCCAGCTGAGCTACGAGTCCATTCTATAAAAAAATAACGTTTTAGGAGTGTTGGTACCGCTGGGCGGACTCGAACCGCCACGAGCCATTCGGCTCAACAGATTTTAAGTCTGTCGTGTCTACCAATTCCACCACAGCGGCATTCGGTTTAATTACTAGTAATAAGTTTAAGTTTGTTTTCAATTTCCTCAATAGCTTTATCGATTTTAGGAATCTCGATAGTAACATCTATTGATTTTGGATTTGATGGATGGTAATCCCAATATGTATCTCTAATTTTTGATAATTGGATAGCCTCATTAATGAGTTCAACTTGTGGATCTTTTTCTTTTTCTGACATAACTTTGATTTTTAATTTATATTTAAATATACGAACAATTTTTTAACAATCCCAATCTTCTGCTGCAATCTGCAAACAAAGGAGAGGAGATGATTCAGGATTAGATTTCATTTCTTCTAATGCTGTATAAGTTACTTCAAATTGTAAACCATGTTTTATTACTCTTAACCATATTTCATTAAAACTAATCATTTCTTCTTGACTCATCTTTTCCAAAAAATCTTTTTTAAATTGTGGTAACATATTTATTTTTATTATACGTGAATATACGAATTGATTTTCAATTTTCCAAATTTACTAACAAGCTTGTGTTAAAACTTTAAATTCATTCTCTTCTGAATCTTGACCTATATTAAAAATAGACTGTTCTTTTAATTTAGCTTCTATTACTATATCTGGGTTAAGACCATAAGTATTAATTTTATTATAAATTAAATCAGAGTGAGCTTGAGGGCGAATTGTTTCATCTAATTTTTCTTCACGTCTACTTTCAGAATAATGACAACATTGAGTAACACCTTCAGGCCAAGTAATAGATGCCATTTTAAGTGCTTCTTCCTCAGTTAACCCTCCAGTATTAAATTTATGATGGAAATAATCAAATGTAATTGGAATACCAATTTGTTGATAAATACCATCAAACAAATCTTTAACAGAGTATTCGTTTGGACTGTCATCATTTTCAATAACTAAGCGTTTTTGAGTGTCAATATTCAATAAACTAAAATTCTGCACAAAACGCGCCAACGTTGTGGATTTATCACCATATGCACCTCCAACATGAATATTTATTTTATTGTAAGGTGATGGGTCATAACCCATCATATTAAATTGCTCACTATGAAAATTTAATTCTCTAATAGTTTTTTCAACTACTTTTTGAGTAGGTGAAGCTAAACAATTATAAGGGCCTGGATGCATCGTAAGTCGTTGTCCTCCATCTTTAGCAATTTGCCCAATCTCAAACATTATTGATTTAATCTCATCATAATCTTTAAGAGTTTTAACATCATATTCATCTGACCAAGGGAATATTTGGCTAGATAACCGAAATAACTTGATTTTCATCTCATTATTCCACTGAACAATAGTTTTAAGATCTTTAACATTAAGTAATGCAAGATCGGAGACATAATCAATACCTTTAGCATCAAATGTTTTTCGACGCATTGTGCGATTTGTCATAATTTTGTTAGCACTTAGTGCAGTATTAATACAAGCGTATCCTAGATTCATAACCTTTATTTTTTTATTACGTGGTGAATATACGAAAGATATCTTAAAAAACCAAATTTATTTAATAAGTTCTTTGATGTTTTAGAGTATATTTTAAATTGCTATTTTCTTCCTTTAGTTTTCTATTAACTTCTTTAAGATAATCAATGTCTTGACTCATTTTTAGAATAGTAGCATTACACTTATTAATATTTTTTTGAAGGTTTACAACCTTCTTCTTATTAAAAAGATCCATAACTTACTTAATAATTTCCCAAGTAAAAACAGGTCTATTTCTTTGATATTGCTCCATAAACCATTCTAAACGATCGGTTTTAATTTGCATTTCTTGTACTTTTCCACTTTCACTTTCAGTAATCTTGATTTTATATAACATATTTTTTAATTTTAATTAGGTCGTCTCGAAACTTCTCTCCTTAACAATATAACATCTATACATACGTATATATTATGATATCACCAACCCTACACGACCAGTTGTTTTTAAATAGTAAGTATTTGCAGGAATTGTGGTAGTAGGGGTAAATGTAAATGAACCACCCTTACCAAATAGACTTACGGAAAAACCATAGGTATTTTCTTGCAAAGACCCTTCATCAATATCTTGTAAAAAACCACCAAACGCTCCGGCTATTGGTGTTTGAGTAAGAAGATTTTGATTTGCGGTTGAGTTAGCTTCCAGTGTAAAGTAAGCTACCGAACCAATCGTCGTCGCGGTATTTTCTAATTCAAAGAGATATTGTTGACCGGCAGTCATAACTGACGTTCCTAAAGATCCACTTCCGTTTAGTGATGAGCTGGGATATGTTGGCATAATTCTATTATTTTGTTATAAATATCATGAGTTGTGGGTTCCGTTTATAATATCCGAAGAACTTAAGCCTTGATAGCGAGGCACATACAACATTGCTTTAGCCCACTTTTTACCTATAATTGTCTTATTTCTATACTCCTCACCAATTACAAATACTTCGGGAGCCAAGCGTTTAATTAAACCATCTAGCTCATCATCCGTATTGAAAGGAATTACATTCCTAATGTATTTTATACTTTGTAGGAAGAGCATTCTATTTTCAAGAGAATTCACCGGTCTACAATCACCCTTCATCTGACGAATACGCTCATCTGAGTCAATTCCTACTATCACATCATTTCCTTCCTCCCAAGCTCTTTTAAATAGTTGGATGTGCCCCGCATGGAGCACATCAAAACAACCATTTAACCATGTGACTCTAGTTCGCATATTGAAGTGCTACATCAAACAATTCTTTATTGATCTTCATATCTTGCTTGAAGTTCTTTATCTCACGAGCTTTACGTGCTTTACCACCTGCTCGGTAATCGAAGTCACCTGTTACAATTTTTTCTTGAACTACATTAAATACTGACCAAAGGTCTGTACCGTAATCTTCCTTACGTACGGGCTGAACTAAAGCTTTATAATCAATTTCAATACGCTTCATTTCTTGCTTTGAAAATCTAGTATTAATGGCATCTTTAGCAAATTGTAGAATTTCTTCTTCTGCCATTTCTTGAGCTTTCATCTTATTCATAGATTCAACTGTAAGCGGAAGCTTTTCTACCATGTCCTTAAGTAAAACCTGAAGATCCTCAAATGTATAACCCATATGACGCATTTTAACGGCTTCAAATTGCGTATCTGCAATAACTAAACCATTTGCACAAATCAAACGATATAAACCTGCTTGAAATTGGAAGGAATTCTTACCATCGTGAGAATTTGTTAGTAGAATTTGTGGAAAAACTGTATCACCATCACTACCATTAATAACAACATCATCATTTCTAAACACTAGCAAGTGCTTTTGAAATCCTTTTGTTGAGTTCTTACGAGCCTTAACTTCTTTGGCTTCAATTGGCTTCCAACCTAGAAGCTCCATATCATCAATTACACGCTCCGTTGGAATGTGTGTATACTTGTCTGAAACCTCACTACTTGGCTTCGTTGAAAAAACTGAAGGTGCCATTTTGGCAATCGCTTCTTTTGTTAAATACTTTGCTTCTTGCAAATTTTCTGAATTCATCATAACTTTTATTTATTTAAATTAAACTTTTATTGTGTTTTAACCTCATTTACCCCGTAAATATACGAAAGCTTCCTCGCTTCTCCAAGCGATTCACCGGAAGCCTTTAAATTACTTTTTAACTAATAGACTTGGTGAAACATTAATTAAACCACCAATTCTACCATCACCAACATTAATAGCTTGAACTTTAATGTTCTTATTGTTAATTTTAATAATTTTAAATTCATCATTAGGAGAGACTTTTTTATGATTAATACCAACCACATCTCCAATTTGAAAATCATCTTTTGAAGCTTTTTGTGGTGCATCACCAACTCGAGCTGTCATTTTTGCTCTTAATTCTTGAGCATCAAACCTAATTGTGCCTAATGAAATAGTAACACCATAATCTTTTTCTAATTGAGCGACTGCTTTTGCGAAATCACCTCTAAAACCTTGAACTTTTTGCTTATTTAACATAACCTTTATTGAATTTAATTAACACTTGGGCTCGCACCCCATTTACCCTGTAAATATACGAACGCTTTCTCGCTTCTCCACGCAAGTCACCGGAAGCCTTTAAGAAATTGTTGCTAATGTAAACACTACAATCATAAGTGCTACATAAATCACTGAGGATATGTCTGTTTTATGTTTCATGGCGATATATATGGGTTTTAATTAATTACCTATGGTTATTTATATTACCCCATGATGAAGTAGCTATTACGTTATATACATATATCTTCTATCGATGTGAAGAAATCGTCGTTCGCTACTATTTGCGCCTTGCGGGTTTTTATTTTCTTTATCCTATATGGGCTTACATATAATTTTTTTGAGATGCGTTATTTTGTATGTAGTTGCATATAATATATTTGTATATACAATCGATGGGTTAGTTTTATACTCGCTCTAATAAGCCCACTACACCCTTTCTTGCGCATATACACGCCCGATGGACGGCGGCATACCGTGGGTTATTATGCGGTACGTACGCCGCACGCCGCCCGAACTATTATCTATATTATATTACACCCAGTACTACATAAGTAATAAGTAATATATAGTAAGGTACCCACCACGGTAGGTTATGTCACCGTAGGGGTACTTACAATGGCCGTCGACGCCACCTTATATTTAATAATGACGTACTAGTACTTATGATACTTGGTACGCACCCTCTACTACGCGCCTATAACCATCATACTGATAATTACCATTGTCAATCACCACGCCATCCTTAATCGCCAATGCGTGTTTATTCACGGCTAGTATGTAATTGCCTTTATTAAACCGCTGTGCAAATGCTTTAACTGTAAATGCAACCGGCTTGTGCTTATATTTTGGATTAACCATGTCACCACCTTGTTTAGGCCCGTGACCTAGCACCTTTAACTTTCTAGTAATGCCACTATCAAATAGACTCAATTGGCCCACCTCATCAAACGTCATTTCCTTAACGTTGTCCAAAGTAGACATAAACTGTTTTGTACCTTCACCTTTCTTACGTTTGAAAGTGTCGGAAACATATTTGTGTGCTTGGGAATAATTCACGTCACAAGCATTCGCAATGGCTCTCACCACGCAATCATTACTCTCGCCTTTAGCTGTTTGATCAGAACCACTAACTGCATAACCACTTTTAAAATTCTTTAACATAACCTTTATTTTTAATTAATAACCTTTATTCGATGGACTTATCTCATCATTTACCCCGTAAATATACGAACAAAGACTCGGGTATCCAAGCCTTTTGGCGGGAGTCTTTAATTAAACCCAACCAATTGATTTACCATAAAATGTGGTAAGTGAGCAGGTGAGCAAACCTGGACGTGGGTGATTGAGCTTATCGTCACGACGCTCACCGTAAATATTCTTACCAGTGAAATTACCATATCGACTGTAGCTCTCCTGGTAGTACACTTTATCACCATCAACATCAACCTTCAAACACAGACATGAGCCCGTATTACTGTTGTTATCGCTAAATAACTTGCCCTCATACTCCATGATGTCCTTAACATCCCCTTCACTTAATTGTCTTACACTATACATAACCTTTATTTTTTTAATTTAACTTGCGTTCCCGCCTCATTTACCCCGTAAATATACGAAGGCTCCCTCGGGGAACCACATATCTTCGCCGGTGCCTTAAAGAAATAGTTATGAATATTCGCGAACCGCGCGTTTCCGTTATGTTCACAAGTATATACTCGTTACCTAGTGGTAAGGTTGGATGCGCGGGCAAGAGGGGTTAACGGCAGTGCCACTTTAGTCCATATACCCTTATCAACGTTTGTTACATACGCTTAATCTCATCCATCCACGTGTCATATTTAGCCATTTGTTGGTCATACTTACGCTTAGAACGCGCTCGTGAACGCTCCTCTAACCACGTCCACCCAAATGCAAATAGGAATATTGCAGGAACACCTATTAAAGCAATTATTATCTCATTATCCATATAATGTTGATTTTAATTATTAGTACTCATTTGAATCATCTCCCACGTCGTTATACTCTCCACCGCGACGATTTAATTTATCTCCACCGCTGCTGGAATCCCATTCATTCTCATCTCTATCCACCCATTCGTCATTTCTCTGCTTTGGGTTTTGAGCAAACATCTTCAGTCGTTTAATTTCATTTATGTAATCAAAACGCTCTTGCAGTGTCATTTTACTCATCAATTCTTTATCTAATTCTACTCCCATTAAAATATAAGTTTAATTACTAACCCACCTAAAATCATTCCAACAACACAACCACCAGCTATTGTAATAAACCAAAAGAATGCTTCCTCATTTTTCTTACGCTTAGGGCTATCATAGTAAGGATGCTCATCATATTTACTTTTTACATCATCATATTTTCCATCTTCCAACTCACACCAATTCCACTTTTTACGATTGTATTTTCTACCTGTTTTATTTTCCATTTGAAGTTATATTATTGGTCTATATTAAAATATTCATCTACATTGTTTGGTTGAAAACCAGCCCCTAAAGCTAATTGCTTACATATTTGGTAAAATTCACCAATTGTTAAATCGCTATGATCTCTTTTTATCACAACCTCTTCATCCCAATGTTTAAAACTTAATGTTGATTCTTGATTTACTATCATATTATATAATTTACATTTCACGTTTATCCCCATGTATTACTTTTACAGTTGGGAATCTTAAACTAATACCACCTTTATCATTTTTGGTTTCCTCAAAATATTGAACCGTAATTACTTTACCTAAAATTGATCCATCCATATACTCCAAACGCTGCTCTTGGGTAAATCCACTACCTACCTTCACAATATGTCCTTTATGTTCAATCCAAACCTGAGCCAACATCGTCATCGACTCAGACTTACCATCTCTAACTACCTCATGTGTATCATTATCCCACCCTAACACTTCATACTCAGCATCATGGAATTTCTTTACCTTAACCAAGTTTTTAGTACGCTTACCTTCATAACCACAATTCTTACGTAACATTAAACCTTCCCAATTATCTTTACATTCAATATTTCTCCAATATTCAAAATGATCCTCACCTGTAATTAATGTTTGATCTGTAAAACGTAAAATATCACATTTACTTTCTATCATTGGCTTATCTAAATTATTTCTAACCCAAGACCTACATTTAAGCAAACGTGTTTTTAATGGCTCTGTACCTTTACCACTATCAAATTCATCATTTCTCAACATATCAAATACCATATATGCTGGGTTTTTAATTTGATGATCTTTACGTCTCAATTGCTTCATTACACCTTGAAAATCTTCATTACCATCTTCATCAACTAAACAAATCTCACCATCAAATGTAGTACTAATAATACCAGTATCTTCAATAGCTTCTTTAACTTTATTTAATGTGGTAAATTCTTTACCTGTTCTACTAAATAATGAGCAATTACCCTCACTATCAACTCTAGCTATACATCTAACTCCATCTAATTTTCTAGAAACATACCATTCATCACTCCATTCACATTTACCTTTATACTCTTGAGCCAACACTACGTTAAACTCAGGAATAAGACCTGGTACTGCTTTATTAATAACTTTAGCTCCAGCCCTAATACCTAAATCTTTATCAATAATTTTATAAACATTATGTCCATAAGCAGTAGCCATTTCAAACCCATTTACTTGATGAATTGCATCATGTCCTGTGTAAACTCTATTAGTTAGGTCATTTAACAAACTAAAAACATCCTTATGTGTGTTATATTTGAATTTCCCTTTATTTTTCTTACACGTTTTACTGGTGACATAGTATTGTTTGTAGGGGTTATATGTCGCTTCAAGTACATCATGAATAAA